CCGTTATACGCTCGGTATCGCTCCCAGCGGTGATGATGAAACAAAAGCAATAGTAATTTAATCATCTTCCCACTCCCCTTTTAGTCAAGTTCCATACTTGTTTGATGTTGCAGTTTTCGTTCAACGGTACAGATGGTGTCGTTCTTTGAACCGCCGTGAGCGACAAGGACTATTTCAACGATTTCAAAACCCCTGTTTAACCCAATGCCGTTTGTATTCCAGCAGAATGATAAACATTTACCGCCAACTTTCAGAACCCTTGCAATTTCGTCTTTATGTTTCGACCAAAACGATGCCTGCGTTTCTTCTTGCGTGATGTCTAATCCAAACCCGTCATAACATTCCTTGACTTGCCGTGGCGTGTAAGGGGGGTCGTACAAAACAGTATCTACCGAGCAATCATCAAAGATTTTCAAGAAGTCAGTGGCGTCCATGTGATACTCGGTGTTCATTTCCGGGTTGATGTCGTTTCCGATATACTTGCAATTCGGAATTGAATATTGAATGATACCGTCATTTGAAAACGGATCCAGGACCGTGCCGGAAGAATGTTTGATAATCACTTGTTTCAACGGTTCAATGCGAAATGTTAGTGAGTTCGGCATAGCCCATTGTCGAGATATTTTTAATTCTTTCAAGCAAATCACTTCCCCTTTTAGTAGCCAACTTTCCTTTCAAACGCCGGATCGGTGTCCGATAGTTCGCTGATGATTTCTTGCAGTTTCCCCGCAACGAGTTTCTTTGTGCCTTGCCCGTCTGTTTCCAAGAGTGCAAGCCATTCTTTCAAGATCGGTAGGTCGGCGGGGGTCATTTAGGTTGCTCGGTTTCTTGCTCAACGCCATATTCTTTTTGGAATATTTTTACAATGTCCGCGTGGAGTTTGTTTAGCGCACCAAGCCGAGTAATAACTTCAATGGTTGTTTCGCAATTTTCAATGTTGTTGTATTGTTTCAAAATCTTTAAGACTGTTTTGTCTTTGTAATCAATTCTTACGACAACTTTGTCTTTGTACTCGTTGTAATATTCAAATTGCTTGTCTTCCATAAATGGGTTATTGCATTCATCTTCGATCTCATAGCCCAATTCTTCAAGCGCGTATTTTTGTTGGTACATATCATCAATATTCATTTCATGGTCTGTTTTGATTTCAACTTCATCAAGGCATAAACCACTGAACCATAATCCGCTTCTATAAATCGTTATTTTCATTTCCCTTTTTTCTCCTTTTCCTGCTTTTGCAGAGATTCTATGTACTCAATAGCCATTTGCTTTTCTTTGCACCGTTGATACTCTGGCGTTTTCTCCAACGCCTTTTCAAGTTCTAAAAGTTGCTGTTTCAAAAGTTCGAGCGTGCCGGAGAGAATCATAGCAGTTTGGGGGTGGAATCATCACAGTTAAACAAATTCATGTGGTTTTCTTCAATGATGTTCCCTTGCTCGTCATATCGTTCAATGATCCGCTCGTTTCCACTGTCGGGTAATTGGTTAAATGTTGTCTTCAAATTCGTTTTATAGCAGAGCCAAAATGAATAAAATGCAGCACCTGTTTTAGAAGTTTTAATCACATCTTCTTTTTCATCGTAAACTAAGAAAGACATGCGAGAGCGTGGCAGTAATAGTTTGAAATCTTCACTAAACTCACATAAAAAGTTGACGGCATATTGATTATTGAAAAACTGTGTTGCTTGCAAGATAATGAATGGTTTATCTAAATATATAAGCCGATTCATTAAGTCCGTTCTTCCGCTAAAAGGCGGGTTCGTGATGATTAAATCCCATTTGCTCGGTTGATAAAAATAGAAGTCTTGACCGTTTTCCAAATTTGTCATTATGGTAGTGAAACCGTGTTTTTTGAGTGCTTTATAGATGTTTGAGAATTCATTGTCAAACGGTAGCCATATTACATCTTGTTTTGAAACGATACCGTATTGCTCAATATACCGCACTAACTTGTCGGCTTCGTTTTCTGTGGTATAACATTCATCATGTGCGATTTTCATATCTTGGTAAACGTTGTGTGGCATATTGATACCCCCTTTTACATTCTCATAGATACTTGTTCGCCAACGTTGCCGACAACGAACGGCGCTTCTTCTTGCGCTAAATCGTCCATGCTGTAAACTTTCACGCCAACCGCAATAATCGGCTCGTCATCGGCGTTTTCTTCTTCCAATGAATCGGTAATCGCTTCGTAAATCGGCTTGTCGTATCGCCCTAAAATCTCTTTGTATTGCCCGTCAAGTCTTAACCGCTTGATTTGATTTGAACGGCGATAGAAGATAGACCGTGCGGTTTTACTCGTGGTGCGGAAATAATCTTCGACTAATGGGCGTTGCTCTCGTGTTGGGTGCAGGTAGCCATCGTGTGTTGATATGATAATTTTGTCGAATAGCAAGTCATTGACATACGTTTCGACCGCTTGGCGAACGCGGGTTTCCTTGCCTTTCGTGAAAGTTCCCAAGAACTTCTGAACCAAAACTTCGGTCGGTACGGCTTTGCCTTGATGGTTGATGATGAACTCGGCGCACTGATACACCAGCGGTTCGTGTCTAACGGTTTCGGATGGGTTGAGATAGTCCGATGTGAACATGATTAACGGCTCCAGTCTAATGGTTTCCCGCATTTGGGGCAATAAAGCATAAAGTCTTCAATGGGTTTTTTCGGCTCGATGGAAAGTTCAATGGCAACAAATCTTCCGCGAAGTTCCTGAATCTCTGTTAGAAAAATCTGCATATCGGGGCGTGATTCTATTTTGTCTAACAGTTCTTTGCCGTTTTTAATTTCGTCTTTAATCATTTTCCCTTTTCCCTTTCTTCCATCGGTACTGCTTTTAGAACCATTTGCTTGCGTTCATCGGGAACTGAATTGATAAGTTCATTGTGAATTAAAGTGCCGAGAGCCAAGTATGAGCGGGTTAAATCAAGATAACTACCGCAATAAAACGCACCATCACAGTCGATAATTCCATCGGCTTTTTTCGTTGAAACAATAGCGAGCGCAATTCCCCCTTCAATTACAACGGGTTCTTTTCCTTCTGCTTCAATAGTTAGTTTCATAGTTCCCCTTTCATTTCGTTCATTTTTTTAATTACTCGTCTGTAAGCGTTGCGATACGCTTCAATAACTGCTGGGTGCTTTCCACCATTTCTTGCTTGATATTCGGAAACTTTCTTGTGTTCTTCATCTGACAATTCTTCAACCATTTTCAATATTTCGTCAAATGACGGTTTTTCAAGTTCAGCACGAATAGCAGAGATTTCTTCACTAAAATCGAAATTAAATTGTTCGAGAGAAGGATTCCATCTTTCTATTTCGTCTAAGGCGTCTAATGCTTCATTTTTGTTGCTCATTTTAGTTCCCCTTTCAGAAGTTCGCTATTTTCGTGAATGTTGCCTGAAACTATGAATTCATCAATAAAGTATTCATCAAACGGAAGTGTTTCGCAGTCAAGTAAATCTTTTAGGCAGAAACAAGCATTTTCATTGTCCCACAACACTTCTTCAATGCAAATACCGTCATCATCTTCGTGCGATAGCATATCCCCTTCGTAAATCTCCTTGCCGTTCTTGTCATACTGCCCAGTGAATTGCCCCGCGCTTTCGGGGATAACTTGGTAAGCGTATGCGCCCCCATATTGATTTGAAATGTAGCAGTCGCCGTCTTTACTGCCTTTGGGATAAAAATGCGACTTATCGCGGTTTCTAATAACCGTCAAATCTCCGACAACGCTATTGATTTTCCCATTAAGAGAGTACCAAAACCCCCGGAACTTAATCTCTCTGTTCATTGTTTTTCCCCTTCCGGATTAACGTCCCAGTCAAGGTGTTGCCCACAATGCGGGCAATATGCAAATGTATATTCTTCGTTGCTCATCACATTTCCATCGCAATTTGGGCAATAAGGTATATGCCAACCTAATCGGTTTAATCTCAATATAACTTTTTTTGGCGCTTTTTTATCTTCCATTATTTTTCCCCGTCCTTTTCCGTTTCTTTTTCGTGCGGTGCGAATAAGTTCTGCGCTTTTTCTTCCAAGTCAGAGTAGAGTTTATCCAATACTTCGCCAAGTTCGATTCCGTCAAGTTCAAAAACGGTCTTTACAAAGATTTTTTCACGGTCAACCATATAAATACTCATTACTGGCATAAAAGTGCGCGTATGGGCTTTTATGAACGTTAAGCCAACCGTTCCGTCTGCGTGTACAAGTTTTTCGTCATATTCGATCTCGGTTTCGCATTGAACATCTACCGAAACGCTTACGAGAGAAACGGTAATACCAAAGCGGTTATCAAGTTCTTTTTTCTTGTTCCAAAAGAGGTTATCGTAAGGTTCGGAAATCCGGCGGTACAGTTCATAGTCAAACTTACTCATTAATATTGTGTCTTTACCCATTATATTTTTACTCCCTTTCTTAAAACTATGATTCCGTCTTGCCGTTCAATAACAACGGGAAACTTTACTCGTCTGATGATTTCGTTCTTCTGCTCGTCTGTAAAACAGAAAGCGGTTTGGTTTTGGTTCAGTTGCAAAATGCAGTCAAGAACTAAAACGTTGAAATCGTGGTTGCAAGGTTTTTCATGGTAGTAATCTCTTTCCCATCGGTGTGTGAAGTTCAGTTCTACTGATTCGTTTCTCACTTTGTACGGTTCTCCTTTTTAGCGGAAACGTAAGTTGTTATAACTTTACCGTTTCCTGCGGGTACTTTGTTTGCTTTGCACCATTCTTTAAAATCTATGATGTCTTTTTGCTTTGTATTTGCTCGGTGTTGCTTTGTTATCTCCCCAATAGGGGAAACTTGCTCGTTTAGAAAAGTCATAAGTCCGTAATCTTTCATTGTTTCCCCTTTCTTTGTTGCTGTGGTTTTATGGTCTTGAAGCCCAGCGAAACCGATAATTTGACCGTTAGAACAACTTTTCCTGTACGGTGGCACTTTCTCCCACTTGGGTAGCAAAGATTTGCTCACCGAACGTTTTAACCATTTCACGGTGGCTTTCGTCCAGCGTTCCGAGTTCGTCCACGAAAATAAAGGACTTTTCAACACAGTAATACTTTTTGATGGTTTCGATAAACTCTGTGGCTCTGATGGGGAACATTCCCGTGTTGATGTTCTTGATGTTCACAAAATGGTTGTCAATATCCCGCACATAGATTTCGCACATTCTTGTGTCGTACTCTCCGTTGGTTACGTTCAGTTTCCAAAGTTTGAACTGGAAGTTCTTGCCGAAAACATTTTGAACTTTTTCATCGAGTTTTGAGTACATTTCCTTTTCGACTTCTTTGCACAGGGTTTCAATGTCCTTTTGCTCTTGAAGTTTGAAGTTGACGGCTTTGAGTTTCTCTCTCGATTCATCTGCGCTTTGTTGATATGACCGAGCGTTGCTTTCCAAGTTGACGGTATCGGTAAACGGTTGCTTTTTGGCTTTCAGTTCGTCAATTTTAACGTTGATGTCGCTGATGTGCTGGTCGTAATTGTTCAGCGCGGTTTGCTTGCTTTCTTTGATTTTTCCAATTTGACCTTTGATAGCAACAATTTCGGAATCGTTTTCAAGGTCTAAAACCGGAAGTGTGTCTTTCTGTTCTTTAAGTTTGCCTTGAACGACTAAAATATCATCGGATAATGCTTTGATGTTATCGTCCAGTTGGGTTCTTTGTTTTTGAAGTTCAACAATAGCACCGTCAAAAACTTCAAGGTCAATTTCAAGTTGTTCGATTTCGGCTTTGATGTCCTTGATTTGTTGCGCTTTGTTGATTCCGTCTTTGGCGATAGTTTCAAGTTTCGGTTTTGCGGTTTCTTGATACTCTACCGTTTCCACCACAGAGAACGTGGCTTTGCATTTCGGGCAAGTGAAGTGATCTACGTTTTCGGGCTTGCTTAATTTCCGGTAATCGACTTTTAATTGTGCAATTTCCTTTTCGTACTGTTCAAGGTCTGATCTCTTTGATTTCAAGGAGTTATCGGCTTTGGACTTGCCGGTTTCTTTCTTGCTAATTTTTTCGTTCAAGTCAATGCGGTCTTGCTGATAGCCGATCTGCGATTTTTGCTTTGATTCCAAGTCTTTTTCGAGTGATACATTTTTGAGTTTGGCGAGTTTGTCTTCGTGTTCTTTTCTCAAAACGTTCTGCCGTTCGTAAATCTTGTTCTGCTCGGCGGTAATGTCGCTGTCGTATTGCCTTACTAAATCGGCTGATGATGTCTGCTTTCTCTTTTCAAGTTCGGAAATGTCTTTGTCAATAGCAACGATTTCTTCCTTTGCGGTTTTGAGCGCGTCTGCGTCAACAACACTCTTTCCTTTTTCGTCAAACGCTTTGATATTTGCGGTTAGGTCGCTTGCTTGCTTGTTGAACCCGCTCTTTTCATCGAATATTTTCGATCGTGTATCGGTTTTTAGGGCTTGTAAGTCCATGCCGTGATCTCTTAACGGCTGAACCAATTTCATATACTTTTCGGGGTTCTCGTTGATGATGGTTTTGAAATCGGTTTCGCCCACCATATCGGTAATAATCGCCCGAAGTTCCTTGTAGTCCATGTTTCTTAATGCTTGTGCGTTGTAGAGAAGTGTAAACAAGTTCGTTTTGGATAAGATAGGGTTTTTGCTGAATCGTGCTTGCATACCGCTCATGCCGAGATAATCAAGTGCGCTGTTCGTTGCACTGGTTTGGTCTTTGCAAGCCCCACCGTTTACAAGCAACGTGGTTTCTGTGCCTTTCTTGGTTATTCCGTCTTTATCCCAAACTTCTTTGATTCTGCGTTCGAATGAATATGAATTGTGCATGAACTCTATCTTCACGCTTGTAACCACATCTTTTTCGCTGTCATACGGCTTTTGCCCTTGCCCATCGGCTGATACTACCCCATTGAACAAAACACCGCTTAAAGCCCAAAGAATCGCTTCCAACACGTTTGTTTTCCCGATACCGTTCTTCCCCGACAACAACAAACTGTTTCCATTCAATACATATTCTTTGTACGGAATGTTCCGATAGCTCTGAACGGTTACTTTCTTGATGCTCTTGGAAACTATCGCGTTTTCCTGTAAGGCTTCATCAAATAAGTCCATTTAATCGCTCCCCTTTAACCATTTTTTAAAATCATTGATTGTTTCTTCTGTTGCGGTTAAAAATTGCGCACATCTTGTGTCGCTAAACTTTTCCCAAAGAAAATAAAGTTCGCAACGATTGAATATAAAGATTTTTTCCACAACTCCATTTATGCGGTTTATTTTGTAATAGAAATCGTTATCATTTGCCAATCCGCTTTGAATCTTTAACAAATCAATGAAAGTTTCCTTGCTTATGCTGTTAAAAAATCGTTTCATTCTTTCACTTCCACTTCAATGAAAAGTTCGGGTTCATAGCGAAAGTCGTCAGGAAGAGTTTCTTCAACTTCTTTTGCGGTCATTCCGTCCACACGGCGCATAATATCTACGTTGTCAAGAACATATCTCGCTCCTTTTTCTTTCATTCTCTTTTCCACCCATTTTTCGAGCGAGAAAACCTTTTTCGTTTTGGGGAGCGGTTTGAGTTCTTCTTCGTGAAAAACGTCATGGTATTCTTTTGTACTATACGCAATAAAAACATTTGTAATAGATACGGTTTCTGTTCCAAACTTTGCCTTATCCCCCACCTTGTACAAAGGGGTTAAGGGTTGCGGGGCTGGTTCTCGGCTTGCACGAGTTCAATATCTTTTTTCTTTAAAATCCAGTCTTTCCCATCTCTGCATCGGTTCTTGTTGATATAAATTTCGTTACCGTCAATTCTATAAATCTTTACGGTTGCTTTACCACCGAGAAGATAATCCATGCCGCCTTCCTCGTTAAAATATTTCGGTCTTTCGGTAATGGACGGGTTCAAGCGAATGGTATCTCCAACTTGGAAATCATACTGCGGTTTCGGTTCTTTCGGTTCCGATACGCTGGTAAACTTTGATTCGGGGGCGTCTTTCCAAATTGAACCGCTATTGTTTGATCTAACGGCGTTGTAATACCATCTTTCTTTTAAGCAATTTCTTGATACGATTTTGTATTTTGCCCCATTTGCTTTTTCTATTACCGTCTCCCCGACTTCAAATAGCGGTTTCGTTTCTTTCAGTTCGCTGAACTCAACGAAAGTGCCGTTGCTACGATCAAACACCGATTTTACACAAAAATTGCCTTGACTCCAAAAATCATTTTCAACTTTGAAAAGCCAAACATAAACTGGCGATTCAAGAAATTGTTCTGCCTTGTTTTCACATACACCGTCTTTCATCTTGAATCCCAACGTCCTTGCCATCTTGCAAAAATCTTTGATCTGTTCTGGCGATGTTAGGTGAATTGCTGTTCCGCTGCCTACGAGCGATTTCAATGTTTCGAGTGTCATTTTATTGCCCCCCTTAATAAATAAATTCTTGTTCAAAAAGCAATTTTTCTTCGTCTTTGTTTAATCCAAAGACCTCGATATATGACCAAAAGTTGCAATGGTCAACTGTAATGCCATCTTGATCGTAAATTGTTCTCATGCTGTCGCCAACAAGATTTCTTGTGGTAAATGTTTGCATGTTGTTATCTCCCCATGCGTCATTTTCTTTAACCCACGGTTTTAAAAACGTGAATAATCTTTCCATTCTTTCGTTCATTTTGTTTTTCCTTTCTAATCTGCGCTTGGTCGCAACCCTTTTTATGGTTTAATTTTGCTCTTATGCTCTCATTGTAAACTTTTGTTTATAGTATGTCAAGCGGTTTTTTGCTTTTTGTTGTATCTTTTTTGCTCTTTTGTTTATAATGCGTTTTGACCTAAAAAATAATTATGTGTATTTAATATAATACATATAATCATTTAATATAATTTATAATTTAAATAATTTTGGTGTAAAAGATTTATGATTCTGCGTTCGGAGAATTAAGACTATCCCATATTTCTTCCGTCCACTTCAAATATTTTGATATTTCTTCTGGCTGCCCATTTAATCTTAAAATGCGAAGCGTTACGTTTTCAAGAGAAAAAGCCTTGTATCTTTCCGCATCTCGCTCGCCAATTTCTTTTTTCATCTTTTCATATGGTATTTTTAACCGTTTTAATTGTTCAACTTTGTATTCTAATTCAGCATAAGAATAATATTGTTTTTTTGTTTCATCTAACAAATGCTCGATTATTTCTTCTTTTGTCATTTTCGTTCTCCTATTTGAGCCTTTGGTCTTTCCCTATGTCTTTTGGAATTGATAAACAATATTTCTGTTCTGTATGTTCTACGATTCGTGAGTGCAACGCTTCATAAAAATCATGTATCTTCGGCAAGACATATTCGGAAGATATGATCGTGTTTAATCCGTTAGCGTATCTGCCGTTTATAAGGTCATAGGCGAGTTTTAAATCTGAATCCGTGGGAATACTTGGGGTATTTAGAAAATCGTCAACATAAAGCAATTTAACGCTTGTATGCTCTTTCATAAAATCTTTGTAATCTTCCGAGTTCATACATGCCCTTGCTTCGGAAGTGAAATCACGCCAACGGACATACTTGCACCGATTCCCTTTTTTAATTAAATAAATCGCTATTGCTGAACAAACGTGCGATTTTCCGGCACCAACTTGACCGCCGATGTAAAACCCCGTGGTGTTATAATCTTCTTTGATGTATTCCAAAGCGGTATCTTTGATATACTTTTGCCACGGCGTATCGGCAATAAAATTATCAAATGTGTAAGCGTTAGCCACAAAAGAAAGACCGCTTGTGCGAAGATAGGTTTTTATATTTCGTTCTTTAACGCATGAACAATATCTCCCAAAAACTTCGCCTTTTTCATAGTCAACATAAAATATTGTTTCTTTGTTTTTACAAAAAGGGCAATCAACGTTTTCTCTGGGGTTTTCATCAATAGCACCATTTTTAATTTCGGCTTCTTTTTCCAATTCTAACTTTTCTTTTTCTGTCATGGTATCACCTCAACACGACTCCGTGGACTTTTTCATTTGGATCGAGTTCGTTTTTACTAATATGGTTATATGTTCCTTTTTTTTGGTATTCTTCTTTCACTTCGTAAACGTCCGTCCAACTATTAGCGGTGCTTTGTTCAATGCAAGCGATAATGTCATTCCCTTTCACTTTAAGTTCTGCAAGTTTCCGGCAAAATAAATCTTTTGCATGATCTGTCATTGGCTTCCGCATTTTGTTTCTCATGTCGTTAAATGCAAGAAGTGTGTTATAAAGGTTTTCATCTCCTGCACTAAACTCTTTGAAAAAATCAATTTTAATAGGTTTAGAAACAGATGGCAAAGCGGAATCGCCTATGTTTTTAGTACTTACTTCTTCTATTCTTTCTTTCTTTAAGTTCTTTAATTCTTTAGTTGTGGTGATTTGTTGGTGACTGGTTGGTGATTCGTTGGTGATTACGTTGTTAATCTGCTGGTCATTTTGTTGGTGATTTTCCAAACCGTTACACTGATATAACGCCCAATTTACCACGATTATTTGAGTATTTTTGTTGGTTGCTTTGGTGGTTATTTCGTTGGTGCTTTTGAGATTGCAAATTGCATAGCGTATTTGATTTCGTGTTAAATGCAATTCTTTTGCTAATTTTTCTGAACTTGTAATGAATGAACCCACCGGAACAACTATGCCTTTCCATTTTTTTTCTTCGTAATTTGCTTTCAATAAACAGTGTGTAAAAAGGCGCATGGTGTTGGCTTCTGTGTACCATTCCCAATCTAACATCTTTCTGAATGTCTTTACATACCCTTCCATAGTTTAAGCCTTCCCCAAAAACTTATTTAACTGTTCTTCGCTGATTAAAACTTTACCGCCTGCTTTTGTCGATTCTAACTTGCCTTCATAAATCCATCTGCGAACGCTGTTTATTTGAACTCGTAGCGTTTTCGCCACTTCTTTAACCGTGAACATCATTTTACAATGCGCCCCCTTCCTGCTACTCATTTTAAAACAATTCAAAACAAATGTCAACAAAAATTATCAAAAATCCGTAAAATGGTAGCGTTTGCTATAAACTGATAGGTTTTTATACCCCATAGCAAACTGATGGAAGAAACTGATGAATCAAACTGTGCAAGCCATTTAAAACTGCGCAATAGCCTTTTAAACTGCTTTGAAAGAAACTGTATGTATTTATGTGCAAACCCGATAAAAAACTGCTATCGGTCAATTTTGGCAGCCTGGCGTGCCGTTTCAAACTGATGGAAACAAACTGTGAACATAAAAAAAGACCGTTTCCGGCCTTCTTCTCCTTTCATCATGGGTTATTTTGATTACATATTGTTGATTTCTTCGAGCGTGTTTAATGCGTCTTGCATACTGCCGATAGCATTGTCGATTTCGTCAACGGCTTCCACGCTTTGCTGATAACGTTCTGATTCTTGCAAGGATTCCGGCACATTGTCATTCGCTTCTTCCATCTCGTCATGTATCCCTTGCAATTCATCGGTTAAGGTTGTCAACTTATCAAACATATCCGATAATGCTTTTCTGTTTCTTGCGTTCATTTTGCTTTTCTCCCTTCTATTTTATTTTTAATCCACCTGCGCAAATGATAACCCGTTATCGAATACTCGCCAAATGGTTACATCATAGATTTTAGCATATTCTCTCGCGTCTTTGATGTGGTTAAACTTTTTAGCCGATCTGTACCAATGTTCCGGGTGATCTGTTTGTGCTGATGTCAATACAATGTACTCTCTTTCGCCTTTTTTCATTTTAAATTGCCCCTTTCTACGGCAAGTTCAGCCATTTCAAGTTCTCTTTGTGTGCTTTCTATCGTTGCTACTGCTTGGCGTATCTTTTTGTAAAGTGGGCAATACATATTTAACTCGCTTGCCCTTTCGTTTAGAATACATATAGCAAACTTTAAATCATTGGTTTCTTTTAGTTCTTTAATACTCCATCTAAACTTCATTTTGCTTTCGCTCCTTTCGTGATTATTTTAACCGTTAAACCTTTTTTCTCATACTTCGATACTTGGTGCATAAAATCGCTTTCGGTTCTTACAAGCCCGCCGCCGATGTTCCGGCCGTCTGCTAAAACCGTGTAGTGTATTTTGCCGTTTTCATACTCTTTAACAATGGTAATTTCGGGCATGATTAACGGCCTTTCTTGGTAATGCTGATAAAATCGCTTCTATCTGTTTCGTGGTGTTCCCATTTATAACCGATCGCTTCAAAAACCCGCGCGTAACATTCTACACCAGTACCGCCGTTAAACATAAAGGAATCGCGCCCGATACCATAAAATCCAGAGCCGTTTTTAATTGCCTTGTTTAGTTTTCTACAATTTGCGTACAGTGTGGCGGTGATAAGTTCGGAATCATTCAATGCACTTGCAACCGCGCCGCTTAATTTATCATACCCGCAACCGCTCGCGCTGGCTTCTGTTCTTTCGCTTCTTTCGCCATTCCAAATATAAAGGTCTGCATGTGGATTATGTCCCCAAGTTGACGATCTAACCCAGTCAACCGAGATTGTACAACCCATCATTGGCGCCGTTTTGCTGATTGCTTCACGCCGTTCATTTAACTTTTCAACTTCCATCATGTATTTTTCGATGGCTTTCTTTTTCCCGTTCTCGCTTTTTAATTCTTTCATGTGGTTTTCGTGGTTGTATTTTAAACCGTGCGCTTCATTTGATAAAATACTTTTTTTATTGAATAACTTTTCCATTTTCTGTTTCTCCTTTTAGCGGGGTTACCGCTGGACTCTATTTTTTTGTTTCTTAATGCTTTTTTACAAGATATATCTTTTTTCTTGGTACAATTTATATGATATATAGTTTTATTTGGTTATTCAACTTATATATGGTATGTTTTTACGTTATATATCCCGTATGAGATATAATATGTTTTATCACATATTCTATACATGTTATATTGTATTATTCTTTTAATCGTATATCTCATATATTATTTTATTTCTTTTATCTATATACCTTATATGAGATATAATAATACACTCACACAATATATAAGTAATTAAGTACTATATATAATACAAGGTTTTGGATAAGTACTATATATAAGATGTGTAACGGCTCTTTGTGGCTTTGGTTCTGGGTTTGCGGCCGCCGTGGTGCGTGGCGGGTTATATCTTGTATAAGGTATTTTAAATACAAGTACTTAATAACTCGTTACAAGGTACATATATAATATATATACCCTGTGGCCAATTATTAGCGGGTTTCGCCCCCTTTCGATCTGTTTAAACGGCTTTCCATGAATCGTTAATAGATTTTTTGGAAACTCTTGTCCAATGATCCCGTTTAACGTTTTTAATCCAAAACGTATTGATTCCGTCTTCATACTTGTGGTATATGTCAGCAATAACGTTTGAAGTGTTGTTTGTCTTGGAAATATTGACGATCTGATCTTTCATATACAATTCCATATATTTAGTTCTCCTTTTGTAAGTACTGTATATTATGTACTTAATAAAACGTACTATGTATAATAATACGTTCTATAAATATATAATACCTTGCGTGCTCTAAATGTGCGACTTCTTCTGCACCGAGCGTTTGACCTTATCCAGTTGTCAAAGACCTTTTGATTTGATACCCTTATTATATACCCCTATATATATATGTCAATAGGTATTTACAATATTTTTTAATTATTTTATATAAGATATACACTAATACTTTATAGTGTAGTAATTGAACATCTTATATAAGATACTACCGGCTCGCTGCTTGTTGGCTCTGAACCGCTTTATTTGCCTTTTGGCGCGTCTTTCCCTGTACTTGGTATCTTCATACATTGTATGTACTTATACGCTATGTATTGATGTATTGTATTACTATGTATTGTATATACTTTGATCGCTTTGGCCTGGCATTGATCGTGCTTATCAACGTTTGCAAGCAGGTACACCCCCCCCATAGGGTAGGCGGCGGGGCTCTGGGGGCTATCGGTGCGGGGAAACACTCGTACACCTGCACACACAGGGGGACACGCACACACGCAGAAGATGGTGCAAGGGTTAAAGGGAGCTGTAGGGGTTCTTGGTAAAGACAAGTGCGGAGATGTAAGAAAGAGTTTGAGCGGGCGGGAGTTGAAGTTCAGAGGAAGAAATCAAAAGCACAGAAATCTTGGCAAGAAGTTCGAGTTCAAAAACAAGGGCTTTGTAGTGGTCGAGGTCAATTTCGATGGTTTTCATGGTAGCACCTCCTTTCAGAAGATAAATGGCGAGGAATGTAGAGGTTTTCCGGTAAAAGTTAAAAAAGATTTAGAAAGATGTTGACTTTCAAAACATGGCATAAAAAAGAGGGTAAAAAGTTCTTGACAAGTAAGGGGGTATAGAGTAGAATAGGGGTAGAAAGAAGAAAGGTGAATAAAAAATGCCAACGGTAAGACGGTTGATGAACAAGAAAGCGTTTGAAGAAATGGAACTGCTTGAACTTCGGTGCGGTGTGGAAAACAAAAAGAACGGTATGCAGTTTAAACCCGTGCTTGAACTTCAAGGCGGGAATGAAGTGTACTCGGTCTATGTTTACAAGCAAGAAATGGACTACCAAGCGGTTGAAACCGTGTTGAGCGCAAAGAACTACACGGAAATCGAAAAGAAGTTTACGAGATTCGTCAATGGAAAATAAACAGAGCATATTCAAATGTGCGAAATGCGACAACAAAATAGTATCGTACAAAGGTCTTGCGAAAGTTGCAGGACTTTGGTTTTATTGCTTGGAGTGTGAAAAGTGCGGAAATAAGAGCGTTTTGGAGTGTGAAACCCAAGATTTAAAGCAAATCCAAGCGAAATTGAACGAAAATCAGCAATAATTTAGTAAAAAGTTATTGAAATAATGAAAAAAGAGTGTATATTTAGTAATAAGGGGTGTGAAAAAGAGTGGAAAATATAAGAGAACCCGAACCGCTCGAAAACTACACAGAGCAAAAACACCTTGATACCGTTAAAAACGGCGATTTAGAGAAATATGAAAATGAGTACCATTTAGTTGAACAAACGCTATCATTACCAGAGAAGTTTATGGAATTAGGCGAGTTGGAACAAAGAATGGTACTTTTATTCGTTGATAAAGACTATATAGAACCGAACAGCGAAAAACACACTGAAAATGACGCATTTATTTCTTTCTTGGCATGCTATCAGAACCAAACCGTTGTTAAAAAGATATTCAGACTTGCTGAAAGAAACGTTGGATACGACAAAGACGGCGAACCAATAATGAAAATGTACAAGGAAATCAACGCTGAACAAATGCCGTTGTATATGAAACTGAAAGCACACGCTTCATCGGTTTGGAAGAACTCGAACTTAAAAGAAATCGCAAAGTCTATGAAAGAAATCGTAACGAACAGTGGCTTTCGTGATGAAGAACTGCTCGAACAAAAGATTCTATCCGACTCTCTATCATCGGACAAAAGTGCTTACACGATGGCAAACAGACGGCTCGCCGTTGAAATAAAAGGTTTGAAGAAACCTATGGGCTTACAGCAAATCAACGTGTACTATGACGGCGGTGGGGAAAAAGCCAACAAGATTATTAGTGCCGTTGTAGGAAACCAAAACTATGATCTATTTCCAAGTGAACCGGAACCAAACGGTGAACCCCATGAGTAGCACCGATAAGGAACTGAACTTAGCGGAACTTGATGAAGAAACTTATGATTTATACATAAATGCAAAAGTAGAATACAAAGAAATCATAGCAAGTATCTTTAACAAAGAAGATGGTGTAAAAGAATCAGTACAGAACCGCCCACTGCCCCCATACGCAAAAGGAACGCTTGACAAACCTTTTATGCAAGGCGGTATGCCTTTATTGAAGAAACCGAGAAAGTTAGTCAACGCAATTTTAAGTGGCAACTATCGGTTTATTGAAATTGAAGGTGGAAAGCGTGGCGGTAAAGACATCTACGGATTATTCGGTTGGGCGAAATACTTGATGGTATGCCCCGAATGTTTGCACTTGGCACTTGGTTCATCGTTGGAACACGTTTTAAGAACGGTGTTAATGAGCAACGGTTTCGGGTTGTACTTCTTGATACCCCACGGAATATTCATTCGTGAAACGATAAACGGCGCACAGCGTGGGGTTTACAAGTTTCTTGATAACTACGGCATAGAAAAGCAAATACTGTTTTACGGCAACGAAAAAGAAAACGACCGCAACAAGTTTCAAGGTTTCACATTAGGCAGTGTCTATTGTAACGAAGCACTGAACCAGCACGTCAACGGTATCAGTGAAGCAGACGACCGTATTGCTTCTACACGGCAACCGTTAATTATCACGACACAGAACCCCAAAGGGGAATCCAATGCTTTCTACTTGGAAGTCGAAAAACCGCGTCTTACCACGATAGAAAACATCGAGCAGATGGAATATATCCGTGATAACTACAAAGACAAGTTTTACCCGCTTAAAAACAAGTTATTAGCCGACAGAGATAAAGAAAAATCTAAAATAATTAAAGATTATTTAAATAATTTCTCGGTATCTAACGTATCAGAACTTCCAAAGAACCATCAAATCATCTTGAACCAAACGCTTTTGAACCTAAACTATGAGTTTGACAAGATTATCCGCAACTATGCAGTGGAAGATTTTGCCAGTGATTACATTTTTAGAGAACCTTATGAAAAAGCGGACTACCAAACATACCTTGAAAAGAAGAACAAACTTCAAAAAGAATATGAAACCAACCCCGATTTTGACATTGAAACGGAACTTGGCAGTTTGAAATCAATGTTCTTTGCGAAATACAGAAACAAGTATCTATTGCAGAAATCAATGGCACTGGTTGTTGAGTTTGAACGTGGGGGCGACAACCCCAACCACATCTTCAACGCTTACAACTTCTACTACGCTCACTTTAATGTGGACGATAACCTTTATATGACCGAAATGCAACGAAACAACTACAAGAACAGCAGAGCGGTAGGAACTGCAAGCCACGACCAAGACATCATCGGGTTGCGCCGTTCAGCAGAGGGTGCGATTTACGATACGTTCACAAGCGCAAACATCTTTACAGGCGACATAAAGAAGTTCGACTGGAACAACAAAGTCCGTGCAATCGTTATTGACCCAGGATTTAACCACCCAACGGGTATGACAGACTGGGCGGTTGACCTAAACATAGGCAAGGCTTGGTGCTTGCAAGAACGCAGGATAGACTTCAAAGAAGAATACATTGGGGAAAAATCGCTCGACACGATTTACTACGAGTTTCTAAAACTGGTTCGTGGGGCAAAGGACAGAGCGAACCCCGAGTTTGTAATCATCGACCCAAGCAAACCCGAACTTATTGAGTATATGCAGAACTACGGTTTCTCTGTATATGCGGCGAACAACCAAAACTGGACTACGGAAAGAAAAGACAAAGAAGTCAGCGAACAGATAACGGCTCGTGAACTTCGTGGTATTCCGTTGGTTCAAACTGCATTTGCGAAATTGAAAATCATGGTTCACGAAAATTGCCCGCTTTTAATCAAGGAAATTGGCTCGTATGCTTATGTGCAAAACGACAAAGACTCAACAGACAAACTACCAAAACTGTTTGACGATTTAGTGGTAACGGTAAAATATTTGTTAAACACGTTGGGCATTAGACCGTCAATGTGGGATAACGATAGTGAGGAGAGCGAAAATGACCAAAGACAAGTTTTTGGAAATGAAGAAACAAAAGATAGCCAATGGAACGTGGAAGCCGCGCTCTCAAATATCTTCGGGCAAGAAACAAACGAAACAGACTACTTCGGAGAACAAGAAGACAATAACGATTTCTTCTCCGGCGGTTCAGCCGATTTCTTCTCGTAAAGAGCCAGTAATCACGACAGAAGTTGTGAACAAAATTACAGATATGGACTTGATACAATACAACTTCTATCAAGAATCGGGTAAGAAAGAAAGTATGTTGTTCGACAGCATATCCGATGTACCGCTCACAACCACTGGGGGGTTTGACTGCAACCGTGCAACGGCGACACGCAATACTCGTTGGATAACATTCAATATCCCCGCTATTGACGCATTATCACGCTCAAACCCATTTGTTAAAAAGGCAGTCAACTACCTATCAAGCAAACCGCTTATCAACGGTATCGACATCAACAGCCCAAAGAACAAGTTAGACAGCGAGCAAGAAATTGATGTTTTGGAATATCTCAAAAGTTTATATGCGGCCTTAAAAGATGTAATGACAAAAGGGCATACATACGGCGGTTCGGCAGGGTTGCTATGGTTTTCTGACCAAACCAAAGCAGAAGATTTAATAAAACCGCTTGTAATCAGCAGAATTAGAAAAAACTCGTTTCTCGGTATCAAACCCCTTGCACGTTGGTTCCAAGTAGAGCCAGCACTTGACAAGGAACTGATTAGAGAAGTCGGTGGCGACACAGGGTTTACAGACGCTCGGATGATCGGTATGCCGATGTACTACAATGTAAACCTAAGCGGTGGAATGGTTGGAGATCCGATAAGAGCACAAATGCAAGTCCACGCAAGCCGTTTGCTACTGTTCAACGCAGAACTACCGTCATTCATTGAAACGCAAATTGAACGGTTTTGGGGGCCGAGTATCGTAGAACTTGCTTGGAACGAACTTTCAAAAGACAGCAGGTTGTGGAGTGCAATTACCAAGAGCGCAGAAAAGAACAACATCGGCGTTTTAAGTATTGACGGATTAGCACTCGCTACGCAAGTGAACTCAAACGTTACAAGGCGCATTGAAGCCCGTATGTCTTTAATCAAAGAAGGAAGTTCAAAGAACGTAATCCCCATTGACAACAAAGACAAGTTTGAGTTCGTATCGGGTAATTTATCGGGATTAAACGAAATCTTATCACTTTCAAACAGCCGTACCGCAGGGGCGTTCAAAGTACCAGTCAGTGTCTTGTTCCCAAACACTGGTGGAGATGAAGAAGACAAGTCGTACATTCAAAGTTTGAGCGAACTTCAAGATATTCAAATGCGCATTTTAAGACCGTGGTACGATACATTGCTACCAGTAATCATCAAGAGCCGAATCGGTATAGCGATTAAAGAAATCATGTACTCGTTCAACCCCATCGAAACGCAGACCTTGAAAGAAAGAGCGGAGATGGCAAAGACGAACAGTGAAACCATCAACAACCTTTACAGTATCGGTGCTATTGACAAGGCAAGTTCGATTAAGATGGTTGACGTTATCGGTAAAGACCCGCAGTACCTTGCTCAAAACATTCACGATGGCTACAAGAAAGACATATTGAGCAGAGCAGACAAAGGCGAGTTCATCACCGCCAACAGCGACAAGATAGAATTGGCAAAGTCTTTGAATCAAATGAAACAAGCAAGTGATGGCAAGGGCGTATCGGGTTCTGAAAACCCGTTAAGCGGTATAGGTAAAGACGAAGGTGGGAATCCCAAAGAACCAAAAGGTGTGTTAAAAAAGCACGAATTAAATCCCGCAAAAGGAAAGGAATGACGTAATTCATGGCAGAAAATGACTATGGCATTAGAAGTTATGACATCAAGGACAGCGTTGGGCAGTTCACTTACAAAGTCAGATTATCAGACCGCATTGACTTTGACCCAAACACTGGTTATCTCTATTGTAAAGACGCAATAGCGGGTAACGTAGGAGTACAGACCTACAAAGGATATGAACTGGGTTTCGCCGATGGCAACCGCATTGTAAAAGTTCATAGGACAGAAGAACATATTTTTGCGAGAGAAAGTCTTGAAAGTTTGCGTGGCAAACCGATCACTTTGGAACACCCAACAGAAATGGTCGATAGCGAAAATATTAAGAAATACGGAATGGGTACAATGCTCGATGTTGGAAAACGTGATGGCGACAACATCATTGTCGATTTGGTAATTCAAGACAAGGCATTGATAGACAAAGTTGCGCCCGAAGATGAAAACGGGGAACGGCACATATCAAACGATTTTAGGGATTTATCGCTTGGTTATTCAGCAAAACTGTTGCCTTGCAAAGACTCAAATGAGTTCGTTCAAACGAACATTGAGTATAACCACCTTGCAGTTGTAAAAGAAGGGAGAGCCGCTCACGCCTTAATCCGAGATAATCAAAATGAAGAATTAAAAGGGGCAAAAAGTATGACACTCACCGAAAGAATTAAAGGGTTGCTATTCAAAAAGAACAAAGACCAAACGGTTACCGTTCTCGATGAAGAAAACAAAGAAGAAAGAGTCGTGTCGGTCGAAGAGTACCACGAAAAAAGAGAGTTCGTTGACCCGATGGAACACGACAAAACCATCACCGTAGAATCCGAAACGAAAACAGTAGTAAAGGAACAAGACGGTGCAGACGCAAAAGTAGAAGCCGAAAAAGACGGCAAAAAGGAAGAAGAAGGGAAGAAAGACATGAAAGACAGAGCGTATTTTGATTCAGCAATGAAAGAAGTAATGGGATTACCAGCAGGGGCTTACAAAGAAGACCGCCTTAAAGAAATCAACGATGAATACTTGACGGCGTTTCCGAGAGAAATCAAGGACGCAAAGGTTGAAATCAAAGACGGCGTTACCAAAGACTTAAAACCCGTCAACATTGACGAACTGAATCATCAGTTCAAAGACGAACAACCGAAGAAACCCGATTTCGAGTTCATGGAAAAAGAAAGCAAGACTTTCTACGACATGATTTCAAACCCAGAAAGCGGTTTGCACAAAGACCACCAAGCGTGGAGCGATTTCTACAACCAAATGGTTCGTTCGGGAAAAACGAACTTGAATCTTAACTAAAAGGGAGAGTAAAAAAACATGGCACGATTATTTACTTATGGAAAGTTGAACAGAACTTGCACAATTCCGGGGAACAACGCACTTCCGGGAACCTACGTAGTCGCTTACGGTATTCAATATGGTGCTGGGGCATTTAATACCACCACACTAAGTATGGAACCGGGCGAATTTGTTGAAATCGTTACGAGTACCGACAAAGGGTACAGTGTCAAACGGGCAACCGCAAGCATTACCGAAGCAACCGCAGGTATTATTCTGCGTGATGTGATGGGCGTAAGAGCAATTCAAGAAGGATTATTTGAAGAATATCTTCCGGGCGTTCCGATGTCCTTTGTACCGTTATCAGCACCTGTCGGCTGGTCTATCGTGGTTCCTGTTGTTGCAGGACAAAGCCCAGCAGTCGGCGGAGTAGTTTACATCGGAAAAGGTTCCGGCTCGTCCGTACTCGGCGGTGTTTATGCGGCCGCACAAGGCGGAGGTTCCGATACCGTGGCATTAACGAATTGGAAGTTCTCTTCTGTGAAGTACACCCCAACATCTGACGCAAGCATTTGCGCAGTTGTAACAAGAGTTTAAGGAAGGTAAAAGACGATGGAAAAATTACAAAGCACATATAATTTTAATGACGCTATCACTGGCGCAGAACGCAACAGAGTAACCCTTCGTGAGTTTATTCTGCAACAGGAAAAGATGATCGAAGACCCAAGAACCGCTGGCTTTCTTGACTCACAGACCTTAAAATTGTCCGAAGCAAGAAAAACCACATTCAAAGACGGTGCTGAATCTCAATTTGCATACAACGGGTTCACAGTCCTTGACTTGAATATCCGCAAACCGATGTTCAACACCTACGCATTACGGCACGTTCCGCACATCTATGGCGGTGGCGCAGTCGAAACTGACAAAGGTTTCTTCTTCAACTATGCGACCCAAAAAGGCCGTTTGGCAAGCGGAAACAACAACAAGGTAAACTTGGTTAAGTCCAACGTTGAAACGTTGCAAGCACCGATTCTGCCGATTACACTCGGACTGTTTGTCGGGCAAGTCGATATGATGAAAGCCCAAACCATCGGGTATGATGTTATCGGCGTTGAAGGCGAAGCAGTTCGGTACTCGTATCAAATCGAACTCGACAAGTTCGCGTTTGTCGGACACCGTGGAATTGACGGAACGACCACTGACGCGGCTACAATGGCTCGTGGTTTGCTGAACCTTGCAAGTGATGAAGCAACAACGACTGACTTGGAAACCACAACTGTTTATACGCTCACACACAAAAAGTTTGAAAACATGACTACGAACGAACTGGTTACCGTCTTTGTTGGAGAATACAGCGCGTATGCCAAAGCAGTCGTGTATCAGCAAGACAAACTGCCGAACAAATGGTTGCTCTATCCCGAACTGTTTGCTCAACTTACGAAACCCGCTTACATCACTTCGAGCGGAACCGTATTCAAATCTCATCTTGAATATCTCAAATCGCAGATCGCAGAAGTCGCACAAGTTTATGGCGGGCCGGACGTAATGTTTGAAGTTCTGCCGTATATCTCGGCGGCCGCTAACTTTGCAGGTTTTGACCCCGTATTGAACGAACCGGGAACAAACGACACTGGCCGTACCATTCTGTATCGCCAAGACCCGTATTTACTGCGTTCTCGCCTTGCCCTTGACTTAACGCCGGGCGCATTGGTTTATGACGCTGCCAACAACGGAATGCGGAGAAACTATATCGCGTTCATCGGAACTCCGCTCGTGTTCTATCCGACCGCAGTTCGCTACATTGACAACGGCACCACAACGGGGGAGTAGGTAGCCTAACCTTTGATTTAAACGGTGGGAACGTTGGCGGTGAAACAGCCGATATAGTGGTGGCAAACGCTATTGTTGGCTCTAACATACTGGCTTATGCAAGTATCCCAGTTGCCGTTCAAACGGGCTACACACTCACAGGTTGGGCTTACGACAGTGCTGGAACAGAGCCTGTCGGTGCATTGGATAACATTACGGACGGTTTGACTGTTTATGCAGTATTTACCCTTGTAACTTATACGGTAACGTACACGCTGAACGACGGAACAAACGCAGTGGCTAACCCCGCAACGTTTGATGTAACAGATTTACCGATCACTTTGGAAGACGCAACCTATGCGGCGCACACGTTTAATGGTTGGTATGCAAATGCCGAGTTTACTGGTGATGTTGTAACTGCCATTTCCGTAGTAGGAAACGTAGCATTGTTTGCGAAGTTCACAGCATTATAGAAGTATTATTGAGTGGGGTTTTAACCCCGCTCTCTAATATAAGCATATAAAATTGGTTGTATGTTTATAATAGAGAAGATACAAAAAAGACCTAAGGGGGTACAAAAATGACATATAATTACTTACCATACGAAGGATATGAATACTACGTTGACAGTTTCAACACCTATCATTTCAATGTTATCGTGCCTTACAGCGAATACAGTTACCGCGTAGAAGTTATATCGCCAGTGCTACCAGTTACCGAAGAAACGGTCGTTGTACCCGTAGTAACGTTGACTGATGTAAAAAAATTGGTTCAAAATCTCGAAGGGGTTGTTGACAACGAAAACAGTGCTATGTACCCCTTGTTTATGTTGTTAAGGGATATAGCACAAGAAATTATCGTCTATGAACTATGCGGAACGGACAAGTCTTACAAGAGAGCCGTTTCTTACTATGTTGCTCACTATATGGAACTGCACCTAAAAGAACTGAAAGACGAACAGAACAAAATGACAACAAGCCCGCAGAAGAAAGACGAAGTGGAATCGGACACGCTGAAACAAGTATCAATGTTAGACAACCACTACGGCAACTACAAGCAGACCATTTGGGGACAAATGTTTTGGACGATTTACGGCCACTTGTCAAAGTTTAACATCGGCTACGCACCTTATTAAAGGGGGAGAACAAAATGCTCGAATCTTATGATATTTTAACAGCACCGTTTAACGATGATTTTATGGAATATAACTATGACGAACAGAGATATGTGCCTTTGGTGGACGGAATCACGAAAGAAAGTTATGTAAACTTGGTAAACGACTGGGGAACAAAAGAAAACGCACAGTCCTATCTTGATTTAGTCAGTCGTGTTGTTTATGAAGTTGCACTCGCTATGAAAGACCAAAAATATCGCCTTAAAGAAACGTACTACCTATCTCATTCAAGGGAAGCAAGAGAACTGATTTTAAGGTTATTCTCTGATACGGTATGGTACAACCGCCGTGATGGTGGGTTTATGATGGCATACAACAGTGGTGCGAACTTGAACCAAGGGAAACTCATTGAGTTTGGCATTGACAAAGCAATTTCACCGATAGCAACACAGTTGATTAAAAACAGCATATTGGGAACTCGGTACTTCACAACGGACATCAACACTAAAATCAAGTTTGCAACGCTCGAATTACTGCTTGCATATTTGGTTACGGAAACTTACATCACACAAGAAGAAGCAGATGTTGTTACGGAATCCGAATTGTTGTCCGATTTGCCCTATAATGAGTCGTATGACGCATTTTTAATGGATAGTGGGGAATATCTATTCACAGACCTTGAAACGCTCTCCAAAGCCGTTTTAATGATGAAGAAGTACAACTCCACTTCGGGAACGTGGTAGTATGGGAAAATACGGTGGAGAACTTTCAAACTTCGGGCAAACAAACTCATTGGTAGGGAAGAACATCGAAGCGTTATACCGCGCGCCGAAACAAGAACAGCAGTTTGCCGATGAACTTGAAAACTTTGAAACAATGTCCGTTGCAGACCTTTTGGCACTTGTCCCTAACGGTTTTTACGATGATAGCCAACCAGACTATTGGCAAGACAACGAACTCATACCTTTTGTGGGTAAAGACGGTCAAACAAACGCTTATGTAAAACGTGGTGTAGATGATGATATTGTCGAATACGGCGACCGACAACAGACGAACAAGTACACTTGGAAGTTTATGACAGATGATAACCACATTGTTTTCAAGGCAGGTGCAAAGGTTAAAGTGCGTGGTCGTGATTGGTTTGTTATCAAAGTTATTGTGCAAGACAGCACGCTTTCACAACAGAACAAGTACAACGCTATGGACACAAGCCCGAACAATACAAGACTTTTACAGATGGGGTTAAAAACATTAGTACTTGTATAAAGGGGGTTAGGAAATGGACTTTTACATCACGCTAACCGATGAACAGTTTGAGAAAGTGAAAAATCTTGATACATCACTCGGTATGTGGTTTTGGAATATGGCAGTTATGATTAGCCCGTATGACACGGGGAACGCTCGCAGAGCGATAACGCTAAACTCTAACACAAGCAAGAAAATCAATATACGGTACAACCTTATGCAAGCGAATTACATCAAGTTTTTGGAAGAAGGAATCGGGCCGGTAAAGAAATACAAGGGATATATCGGTGTGCGCACAAGAATATCTATGGTGGAAGAACTCATATTCTATCTAAAAACAGGTCAACTTCCACTGTTTACAGCAACACCGTTTGTCTTGCTACGGTCAAGCAAAAACGTGTTTCACGGAGAACAAGCGTTCCTAAACCAAGCGAATATGCACACGAACGCTATTACAGCAAAAGCAAGAAACAAGATCTCAAAGATTAGAGAAACCGCCTATCGTGCGGAACAAGGTATCGCAACATCATCGTTTGTCGGTTTGAAAGTCGATACGGCGGTAATGCAGAAACAAAGATTAAAAGGTTCAACTCGTGGTATGAGTATGCTCGCTCAAACCTATTCAGAAATAAAGAGATTAACTTAAAAAAGGTGGTCGGTTGTTATGGCTCGTGGGTTCACGATTAAAGAAACAGATATATATAAACTCATAATTGAAGAACTGAACAACAACGCTTTCTATCCGACTATTAAGTTTTCCCTTGCGGACTGGATAGCAACCGATGAAAAAGGGTTGATGATTAACCGCCTTTCTCTAAATGCAAACGCAAATGGACGATTCGATGTCGTTGAAACAATGGACGATTCTTCATACGCTGTAACTAAAAACTCGTTTGTGGCTATCTCGGTAGGTTCTCTAAACGGAGAGTTTAGCGCACTAAACACCATTAAAGATGTCGTGTATGACACGATGGTTGAGTTTCTTGTTTGCGCCGACAATATCAACGTTCAAAACCTTATTACACTTGCACTTGAAGAAGTGAGAGCAAGACTCATTCAATACCAAAGAACGCTTGACACAACCTATGTTGACCTTGACAACCCGTCAAGCAAGACTCGAATTGCCGAAACCTTAAAAATAATCATGATGTCGGGAACCATCGACTACGGAGCATATACTCAAATCAATGGAAAACAGTACCTAACTTACACGCTACCGCTCACGATTCAAGTTACGAACTTCGGGGAGTTTGCCAACCAACAGAAAATCTATGTGGGAACAGATCAGATCACCACAGAGGGCGTTGTAGATATGTTTCTGTTAGAACCGACCGAATGGCACTACGGAACCGCAAGCGGTGTTGAAAGTGCTATGTTGTTGCCCGACAAGGCAAGCACGAACCAAACGAACCAAAAGGAAATCAAGAGCGTTCAAAAGGACAAAGGGTTCTCGGTCAATATGGAAGTGCAGATGGACTTGCAAGACGCTACCGTTGGTGAACTTCTACGGTTCATCTACAAAGAAAGTGTTCAAGAAACTTTAATCAACCCAGTTTATACCGTTGTTATAGATATGTATTTGTATGACGCAAACACTAAAACTTTCGTATTAGACGCAGACTTGCGTATGACACGCAATATGGTTCTCGTTCAAAACCAGCCAGCCGAAACATTAAGCAAAGGCGAAAAAATAACATACTCATTGGTCTTTGTCCCGTACTACGATACTTTGGTAGGTGATTAAACGTGGGCGAAGATTATAACATCAATATACGCAACGGTATGGGCGGCGGCGGAAAAACTACCGCACAGAAGAAATTAAGTGCCAAAGGCAGTATAGCAAGAGCAAAGGAAACAATGAGAGATACGGGGCTACTCAAAAAAGGGTTAGGCGGTGTAAATAAAGCCGTTTCAATGGCAAGCGGTGGCGGTGGTTCTTCGGGAATGTTATCATCAACACTTGGAAAAGCCGGAATTGTAGGGGCAGTAATTGGAAAACTTTTGGAAACAGGAGAAAAAGTGGCTAACTTCGGAGTAAATATGTACGAAGCAGACACAGGAAATGAAATACAGTCGCACAACGCAAGAACAACCATAAAAACAGTAACATCTATGGGTTTGAACTATATCGGTGGATATGTTGAAAATGAACTATTTACCAAAAAGACCATTAGCCGTCAGAATTATGGTTTGGACTATGGGCGTGAACTTTACGGAATAAACGTAGAGGGTACAAAGAACAAAAGAGTTTAACGCCTTACAAAAAGGAAGTGTGATATAAATGCCGTTTTTATATGAGTTCTATCTCAACAAAGTAAAACTAACGGGTATTGAAACGGGTTTTAGCACTTCAAGGAAGTGGGAAGAAGCGTTAGACGAAGCCAAACTTTCTATACCGTTCTACACAAGCGATACACCTTTCTCGCAGTACGGACTGCTTGAAATCGAAATACAAGAAGTGGATAACTACACAGATTTGAACGAAGTAGCAACAGAAACATTTTCAATGCTTATCATCAGCGACAGAGTAAGTCTTACTTCTCAATATGGTATCTACCGCCACGACATCAGTGCGATAGAATACACAGCAAAGTTAGATACTTACATCATGGCTTCACTTGCAAAGACACGTTCTATTGAAAGCATACTTCCTGCAAGGTTTGAAATCACAACAGACGGTCATGTATTTAATTACACAACTGGTGAGGAATCAACAAACTATCACTGGAACTATTGGGCGAACGTATGGTTACCACCTTTTGAAGTAAAACAAACTTATTTCGTGAATAGGGAATATGTTTTCAGCCAAGTGGTGCAAGCATATCAAATCACTGGAAACCAAGCAGACCCCGTTGGGCTTAACAAATATCCTTTTGCAAGAGTGCCAACCGTAATGCGTGTTTACAACGAATCAACCGCAACATATTCACAATGGTACGTTTTAAGTGTAGATGATGTGGAATTAACTTTCACAACAAAAGGAAAGTACTGGATAGAATACGGATTAGACGCAACAAATTGGAGTAGCGATTTTTTAGGTGCAAACCCAACTTATACAGCCCAAGAATACCCAGTGTACCGTTTCTATTTCAGCGTGATAGACGATTACCAAGTAACGATTTACGATGTGGTAAACGCCGTTAGACAGAACGTTAGTAAAGGCGGTGGCATTGAAAGTTTAATCTATTACGACAGCACTCGCATTTTCGATATAGACGCTACCATAGTGGATTATTTGAAATCAGTACCTGCACCGCAGATGTACCTTGAAAAAGCGACAGCAAGGCAAATGCTCGTGTTTGCCCTATCATATATCAACTCACTACCAAGGCTTGAATACGGCGAAACGTTAGACACCTTAAAAATTGAACAATTCAATTTACCAACAGGCGTTTTTGAAGAAGAAGATACTTTTGAAAGAAGCGCAAGCCACAACACGAATCAGATCGGTTCAAGATCATATGCACCATTGAGCCAAGTCTTACCAAACGATATGGACGAAGCGACATTGTTTTCACCATCACAGAGCGGTTTTCAACAAGTAAGAGCAACAGACTTGCAAATTACCGATTCTACGTTTGCTATTCTGTTGCCAAAGGAAATATACACGCCGAAAGAACTTGTGGTGGATGTTTCAAACATTCATTTTGAAGACTTTTACGAAAACGATTCCACAGATTTCGCCAATTTGGAAATACCGCTTACTTCTCGTTTAATCAACATTGAAGAATGGAAACTGAAATACGTTACAGACAACTTCCCATCAATTACCGCGTTAAAGTTTTGGGATCAAGATTTAGGCATGAGAAACAACATGGTTGACAACTTGTATTGGGAAATGGGCGCAAAAAAAATACATATCTCTGATGTGTATGGAACGCTTGTAAACAAAACATTGGTACAAAACGTGATTTCATTATCCATCTATGAGTATTTAATGTTGAACTCGCCAACACCATTTACGACAACTTACGATGGATATGATGTGATTTATGGAGTTCACAGTTTTACCGTAACATTGTCATTCCTTTCGGACATTGACGCTTACAAAGACTTGCGGTTTAGATTCTCGTACCTTGCCTTGCAAGATGTAGTTACAAAAAGCGACAAGGAAGATTTAGAACAAATAAACTTTTACAGCGAAATGCGACAGAACCAAGACGAAACCATTATCAACTCGGTGCGTTCTTCACGAAAGAATTACGGCGACTTGCAGAGAACCGGAAACAGAACCTTTTCGTTTCAAAAACTGCACAAGACACTCGGAGAACAGTACCTTGTTGGATTAAAAGACAGCAACGACTACACGATTACCACAGTAAACAGACGCTGGTTCGCTAACTACTTCCTTGCTACTTATTTCGTAACCAAGTACCACAACAGAGAAAGCCGACAAACCATAGTCGACCAAACGTACCGTTGGAGAGATAATTACGCAAAGAATGTGCTAAACCGCCACGAACACTACGGCGACTACCTAACCATTTATCCGCCCGATGATACAGAGTTTGTGCGTACAGACCAAGTTTCAAAGATTTATTCAAACGCTATTACGGTCAAGACCGTCTTTGATTTACTTCTTGGAGAAACCATCACGAACTTTAAAACCAAAGCGACAGTGGCTTTAATCCGCACCGATGGAATGTTTGAAGTCGAACCCGAAGTACCATCGGCTTACTACTCAATAGCCGTTCCTGTATCATCTTATCCGCTCAAACAGGGTTTCGCTTTCACTTTTGGGTTTGACAGCAACCAAGTGGCTGGAAGTGGGCTTGTGGAACGTGGCACTAATTGGTACAACCAAGCGGTTCGCTACACAGATGAAAGTGGACGGTTCACAAAGTTTGGGTTCATCATTTGCCCCGATTACGTTCTTGATTCCGATGATTACGAATCATATCCAAAGATTACAAAAACCACGTTAGCCGCACTTTCTTCTTCACTGAACCCTTATTTCTCGTGCGGTAGTATTCTCGCCAACGACTGTGGCGCAGACGCTCTTGTGGTCGATAAAGACCCTATGACAAACTACAACCAAACCTATCAGTTAAATGTATTGTCTTATTATGTTGGTTTGTATGTTATCGGTCAAGCGTTCTTCAACAACAACTTCATTGTGAACAACCCCGACACAGCAAAAGCCCCGTACATCTACCTTTACACAAGCGTTGTAACCTATGACTTGTTTGAAGATTTGAAAGTCAAAGACGGGTACCTCACACTCATAAAACTATCGGAAACCGAAATTGAGTATGACAGCACCTTGAACAGAGTAAACTTTCTTATGGGTTCCACGCTCGGCGCATATTGGCAAAACAACACCATATTGTCTTGGGCTATCGGAGATTACGACAAGAACTTGTATATTGCTTGCAACGAAGGACTTAACGGTTTCTTGATTTCCAAACAGCATTTCAGAACCAACATTAAAGAAATCGGCTACAAAGAATTACCAAGTATTCCAGTCGAAGTTTACAACGCTTACATCGAAAACTCGGTGGCGTTCACGACCGTATTAACGGGCTACAAAGTACCGCAAGTGCGTGGATCGGTTACCAACTCGGTAGCATTTACAACGGTTGTTACGGGCTATTCTGTGTTCCCCACAACTACTTCCCCGATCATAGACAACGTGTTGTATGACGGAATGGGGCATTTGTATTGGCGTATAACGAACAATGACGCTAACGGTGTGGCAAGTGTCAAGACCGAATTAAACGACTCAACGCCCGATCAGTTAGTTTACGACCTTGCTTATGGATATTCGCAAAACGTTTATGTGAACGTTGAACCCGAAGAGTTCCCAGTTACGATTTACTGCACAGCGCAAGTTAGCGGTAAAGCAATATCAGCAGTAGTAAGTTCAGTGTATGATGAATAAAATATATAGCGGGGTTTTCCCCGCCCGAAAAGGAGAAAGATAAAATGCCAACATTACAGAACTTGGGAAAGGCGGCCGCTTTGGGTGGTATCTCTGACGAAGTGCTTTCAATGGCAATTATTGATAGCACTGGCTCAATTATAGAAGCGAAAGCCGTACCAGCAGATTTTTACTTTGATGTTTCAGCAAGTGGTATGATTTTACATTCAAGCATTACATTTACCATCCCCGCTGATAAAGTAGTAACGTATATACGGTTGTACGCAACCGCAACCCCGACAAACGGTATCGCATTTGTTGACTATGGGGTTTTACCCGGAACTACCGCCGAACGCACGTTTGTTTATGAGGGCGCATATATTCTTTCCGGTTACACGATAACGGCGGCCTAACTATGGAAAACAAAGTGGTTTTCAAAACGGTAGTAACTGGGTACAAAGTAGAACACAAGCCAAAACAAGAATCACAGCAACAAGAGATAAAGAAAGATAAGGTGAAGTAAAATGTCCACAAACGCAATTACACCAACCATAGCAAAAGTGTATTTACTGTCGGACGGTAGCGTTCGAGATTCCTATGGGGAAAACAATTTCCACCCGCTATCCAACGTAAATATGATAGAAGTTTATGTGGAAGATGGCGACTCGGATAACATTTTAACCATCAACTATAACCCTGCAATTCGCAAAAATTGGGCTACGCACTGGTTCCCACTTTTCTATCGGGGAATGGTCGAACACGCACTTGACGGAGAACAAGATGTAAGAACTTTTGCACAGTTCATTACGTTTATGCCGAACACTCTATCAAGTATGAACCAAAACAGCACGACTTCAATGGCGGTAACGGCTACCGTTCAGCAACAAACTGGTGTGAACCTTATCGGGGCTTACGCAACCGTCTTGGACTTGCCTACTTCATACGGCGACTGGACGGATATGCAAGAAATGGAAGAAAATGACGTAATCGCCTACGTTTGGGAAAATGCAGTAAACGGTTTTTACAAGGTCGTTTTCGACACTGGAACTTCCACCTACATTTGGGAACTTTCGACAACTTCTGTTCAAAGCCAAGTAACGACAAAACAGTACAACACTTGGGCGTTGACGGTACAACCGGGCTATGGAAACCCCGCACCTATGGTGGAACTTACCGATGAACAGTACCGTTTAATTTGGCAAGAAATCGGCACGTTAAGCGCAACGATAGAATCATACGGGGAAACTCTTGACGAGTTTGAAATCAACAAGCAAGACTCTATGATTCGGTTTGACGATACCTACTTGGGCGTTACGATTCAAACTGACATTTTCCCAGTTGCTGGAACAGAAGAAACTGTTATGGGAAAAGTCGAAGTCGCTCGTGATATTAACCCGTCAACCGTTTCCGACATTCCGACCATCATTTATTTTCATGGCGTGGTCGTAAACACCGCCGGAACTTTGAGCATTAAAAACGGTTCTGCAAAAGCGGTTGTGTTCGGAAAGATGATTAACGGAACTGGTAAAATCGGGTTTACCGCAACTGGACTTTGGGTATGGGTTCCGATTTCGGACAACGCAAACAAAACCAACGGCTTGAAAGCGTATATCTCATCCGCAGTTTCAACTGGCGGTCAAACCACCAACGGTCAAAACCGTATCTTGACAATTACCGAAGTGAACACTTCCCCGACTGGAACAAGCATTACCGCCGATATGGGCGTAACGTGGGGGCAACACATCACGTTGGCGAGTGGCGAAACTATTACCATTAACAGCAAACTTTATTCAGCGTTGAAAATAGATGAACTGTTAGCCCTAAAAGGCGGTTTAGCAAGCAATAATACTTGGACTGGAACAAACGCTTTCGGTAATACGGTAACTGTTTTAGCACCGAGTACCGATATGAACCCAGCGACAAAAAAGTATGTGAACGATGAAGATACAAAGTTTGTGAACGGGACTTACACCGTTGACAAAGCAACCAAAGACGCAAGCGGAAACGTTATCACAACAACCTATGCAACGAAAGGCGAATATACCGCAGAACTCGGCGCGAAAGCCGACAAGTCGGGCGGAAACAACTGGCTCGGTATTCAGTCGCATTACCTAACCAACGGTATGTATTTCAAGATCAACGACACGAACAGCGACATTGAGTTTATCGACACCGATACCGTAGTGATTTGGAAACTCAATTCAACTGGCTTGTATCTAAACCCCGCAAAAATTACATCGGTTGGAAACGACTACTGCCCGTCCAAAACGCTTGTGGACGGCTACATATCAGCGCACAACGGAACTACGGATTATATCGGTTCTCACCCTTACATCTTGGCTTTAATTGAAGCGATTCAACTTGAAATTGACCGTTTAAACGCTATTGGCAAGTCTTGGGGCGAAGTCGCCTATGAAACAGCAGACTTAATTGCTATGTCAAACGGCGATAGATTGACCGCTATTGAAGCCGACATCGTTGGTCGCTACGCAACCTACGTTCACACGATAAACGACTATGTGTACGATAGGGGCGTTGTTGTTGGCGGACTTCCGACCAATTACCACGTTTGGAAATACAACGGTACAATTTGGGCGGACGAAGGTATTGAAAGTGCTATCAGCCACGCAAGCAACACGATTTTCGGTCTTGTAAAAGGTGATGGAACTTACACAAGCATTACGAACGGTATCATCACTGTGCTTTTGAGCGACACAACGCACTCGGTTGTTGACGCAACAACTGGGCTACTGCACTACACCTACGAAGAAATAAAAGCGTTGGAAGACCGAATTGCGGTTCTTGAAGCCGACAACACCACAAACAAAGCGAACATCGCTTCTAACACCAACGATATCGCAATTCTCGCCGGAAACGTGGCAACTAACAATCTTATCAACTTACCCGAAGTCCTCTCACGCTATCAGCCAACAGGCCAACTCACGAAAGCCTCCCCCACGACCGCGCTCGCCCATAAAACCGCCAACCTAAACAGCATTGACATTGACGGAATGACGATTATAAACCTTATTAAGGACGGCAATTTCGCACCAGCAAGTACGCACTCGAATTGGGCTGCCAGCGGTTCTATGGTCAATTATAAAGATAACCAAGCGATAATGCTTGCTACTGCTCAATATGGAAACTTATTTCAAACTATAATCACAATTTCAGGCCATGTGTATCTTTATTCCGCTGATATTAAAGCAACTTCTTCAAGTGTAAGGTTAAGAATTAGCGGCGTAGTAGACTTGGTTTCTCATTCAGGCTCTGGAAACTTTGAAAAGTTGTCGGTTGTTAGAACGAGTGCTGAAACATCGCAAGAAATAGCAGTCCGTGATTATAGAGCAAGCGGTTTTGACGCTGTTTATATTAAAAACTTCCGTTGCCTTGACCTCACCGCTCTCGGCACTCACCCCTCTGGCACTGCTTGGGCTTCCTTGACCGCGAACCAAATTGAAACTTACTTACGCAAATATAACACGACTGGCTTAACCGCTGGGCTTCATAGTGTTTCCGTTGACGAAGTCCGCTTATCCGATTCAGCACCGAATCAAGCCCTAATCGAGATTTTAAGGGGTAGAACGCTCAAAAATATGTTTGATTACTCCGTTTTAATCGCTCGAACTGCGAACTATACGCTTACAACTGATTCAAATTACTCAATTTCAACGAACACAGGTTCATTTGACCGTTATAACTATTTATCCCCACAATTTGTCAATGGCGTTGCAAATAACAAGTATTATGTTAAAACGACTTTCATAGTTACCAAAGGCGCAAACACTCTTGAATCGTTGCGTTTAGGTTTCGGGCAGTCAAACGCTTCATCTATTGACATCATAAGTGCTTTTATCGAAGGCACAGCCGTAGAATATAAAGGCATATTTACCCCAACTTCCATTGATATGGGTTTCGGCTTGTCTGCTGTTTTCTCCGCTGGCGGCACAAACGGTCATATCGTTTCAATGTATAAAAATACCATTGTCATTCCGCTTACAACTCTCGGCCTTTCTCACTTCACTACAACCGCCGAAGTCGAATCTTACTTCAATATTACGGGGTATATCCCCTTTGGTCTTACGAACTCCCTACCGACCGACTTAAAGGTTTACAATTCTTCAAACGCCTTGCAACGCACTTACACCATCGGAAAAACCGAATGGCCTACGGCTCAACAGACCTACGGCATACCGCAACTGCCTAACGGTGTCGGGGATTACATCGACGGCAAAACGAAAACGTATTGGCGAAATGTCGGAATTGAAGTGTTTGACGGCGACGCGGGGGAAAACTGGACGTATGTCGCAACGGAAACCAACACAATGACATTCCTACTCACGAACGCTTTGCAAAACTCGCTTATCACCGACTCGCAAACAACCACCGCGCTTTCCAACCGTTTCTTACAACTCATTGACGCGGACGTTGAACTGTTCCGCTCGGCGGGTGGCAATCCGACCACGCTTGTTGTTTCCATTCTTCGCACTCGCATTGGCTCTCCAGCCGACGGCGCACCTGCTCTCGCGGCTTTCAAATCGTGGCTAAACACGAACAACTTGCAAGTTCAGTATCAGCGCACCGCCACCGACCACGCATTGACTTCCGCCACCTTGACCGCTCGGATTCAAGCAACCGCAACCGATTACGCAAGTATCACTGGCGCGCTTAATCCTTTGGACGCTTGCGAACTTTCAGACCGCTACACGACCTACGCCGATTACTCGACCGTTGGCACGTTAAACTCGTTGCCCGACGGAACTTTCGACCAGTACGAAAACGCAGTGGACGGCGATCCGCTACATTGGAACATTGATCCCGATTTGAACACCTACCAAAAGCGCATTAGTGCAAAAGTGGCTGTTGCTGAAAAGATTTCATTTAACACTTCATCGGGTTGGGGTATGAACACATCAACAAATATCCTTGCAAACGGAGAAATGACAGACGCAAACTCGGACGGGTTAGCAGATGGTTGGGTTAAAGACGGCACCGGTACTTGGTCTATTTCAAGCGGGAAACAACTTATTGAATGGGATTCAAACGGAACAAACAACATCAACAAAATGTATAAATCCATCACGCTTATTGAAAACCATAAATACGCAGTCCGTTTTGACCACACCAATAGCGGGATTTCGACCGCCGCTGTTTATTTGGGAACTGATTTCACCGAAGTTTTAACTGTACTCGCCCCCGTAAGTTTGGGTGGCGGAACAAAAACGTACTTTATTACAAACACGTCAGCCGCAACGAACAGTATCATTTTCAAATATTCGGGAAACTCTTACGACCAAGCAACTTTGGACAATGTAATCGTAATTGACCTAACCGCTATGTATGGGGCTGGTGCAGAACCATCAACAACCGCAACGCTTTTCATTTCATCTTCGTACACAGACTTCTACATTGACCTTGACGGTGTTTTAACGGGAACAATGGTTAGACCGAACAACTACATCGCCTATTCAAATGCGTATGTATATCTCGCCACTTATACTCTCGAAACCTATAACACGTTTATTACTAACTTGAATGATGGGCTTGCTATTGACAGCAACGCAGTACTTCACTTGGCTTTACCAAACGCAACTGCGGACACGCTTGCTGAACTCACAACGTATCTAACCGCTAACCCGCTTGACTTGGTTGTGCCTATTGCTTCAAGAACCACCGCCCCAGTAGTACCTTATATCACAATGGACGGCTCAAACGATCTTACGCTCAACGTAACGTCAACAACCTGCTCACTTCCTGGCGACTTTGAAGCAACTTATCCCAAAGATTTAGACGCAGTACTCGCAGCATTGTAAGGTTTTACCCTTTTGAATCCCGTTTAACGGTATCGGATAAACCGCCGACATCTTTACCAAAAAGGAGAAAGCATAATGGACGGAGAAAAGAACAAAGAACAAGGCGTGGAAGTAAATGTAGACCACATGGTGAAACAGCGAAAAAGGAAAGATTTATCCAACGACTATGTGTACTGTTCCATTGACGGCGTTGTCGAAATGTTCCCTATCGGGTTGGTAACTCTGTCAAAGCACGGTGGCAAGTCGCTCAACGTAATCATTCAAGACTTCAAAGACGAAATCGAGAAACTGAACAAGCGGTTAGACACGAACAAAGCGGTTACAAAGTCATTGTTTGACAAAATAGAAAAAATAGAAGGGAAAATGGAAAAATATGGACTTCACTGAACAATTTAAGAACTGGATTTTGACGATTTTAGCGGGCGGTATCAGTGTCAACGCCGTCATTTCGGGAATAAACCTTATCAAGAGCATTTTCGGTGGAATGAAAGTTAGCAAATTGCTGAACTTTACCGCCGTAGCGGAAAACACCGTCAAAGACAACCAAAACGTGTTTGCCGAACTGAAAAAGCAGTTTAACACCAATGCGAGCGAGTTTATGGCTGACATTAAAACGAACTTTTTTGAACCTATGAAAAAAGAAGTCGAATCGCTGAAAACCGACAATGTTATGTTGGCAAATATAGTGGTTACAACCCTATCTCTCGTAAATGTGCCTATTGAACAGAAAAACCAACTTTTCAATTCACTCTGCAAAATCTCGTCTGTCGCTGACGAAACAAAAAAACTACTTTCCGCAAGTATCGAAAGCCAACAAGCGCAAGAAACTGCTGAAAAGCAAGACAACAGCGTTATTATCCAAAATATCAGTAATTCGTAGTGGGGGTGCGTAATTATGAACGCAACTACCTTAAATCTCGCAATTAACAAAAAAGGCACTAAAATCGTTATCACTGGCAAACCGAAATATTACAACTTCTTGGCTACCGTCTTGCAGTTTGCCCCCACTTTAACCTATCTTGCCGTGAAGTTTGATATGTTCACGTTCAACAATTCGGGGTACGCTATCACTGGGTGGGGGTTGACCGCACTAACTGTTCTGTTCTTGGGGTTTAGAACAAAACTCAAAGAAAAACTCAAAGAATACGATGATGTTCTCGGCTCAACTTGGAAAAGGTCGAAGGGCGGTACTGCGTCTTTGATAGTGGGCTTGGTAATGCTTGGCGTTTACTTCTTCGCCCTAAACTTCTTTCCGATCTTCATGATCTATGGTGTTTCCACCTATGCGTCCTTGTTTCTCTACAAGCCCTATGACGAACTTTCCGAAAAGCGGAAACTTATGCAGAAGAAACTGGACGAAGAAAACCAAAAGAAAGACTTCGAAACTATGCAACAGCAGTTTTTAGCACTGAAAGAAACTTCCCAAATTGCTACAACAAAAAAAGGACTAACTTAATAGTCCTTTTATTTTTACTATACTTGATTTTCTTGCTTTGATTCACTGTTGCTAAAAACAATTGCTAAACCGATGAAAAAAACCCAACCATTTGCCGTTAAAAACGTTAATAATATTACAAAAAGTATCTTTAATAAAACTTTCATCTTATAAACCGTTTTCTTTCTCTTGATACTTGATAATCTCGCTTGCGTACTTTTCCTTGTCGTTGTACTTGTCTGCGCCGTTTTCCTGCCGTCTGTAAAACTTCTCAATGTCGGTACGGCGTTCATCGGTTGATTTTAGGTACGTTCTGTCGAAAATGGTGTCAAGCACCGACAGAATCAAAACAACGTTGATGAAAATTAGGAAAATCTGTGAGAAGAACAGCAAGTAGTCGGCGAGTACGGCTTCTTTCGTCATGAACTGAAAGGACAGAATCACAAGGCCGAGAAAACTTGACACGACACTTGACGGTGCGATAGCCTTTAAAGTTGTTGAGAACACTTTGGCTTCGTAACTGTTGTATCGGTAGAACTCGACACTTGGTTTCAGACCGCTCGTGATGTGCGAGCGAGTAACTCTTGGGTACTTGACTTTCTGTGATGGGAGATTCTGCTTTTGCCACTTTCGGGTTAGTTTTTCTTCCAAATTGGAAACAATGTTGTAGGTTCTCTTGAACTCTAACTGTTTGAGCCACTTTTTAGGCTGTTTGAACGCTTTTAACTGCTCGGCGGTATAATTATCGTAGTCTGTGTAAAAAGCGTTTAAATCTCTAATGTGGTGCTTTACGGACAAATCGTACAACTGCTTGTAAATGTTGTTGTTGAACACTTCTGCTCGGCGCATTGTATCTTCCAAGTTCGCTTGTTCTTCGATAAATGGTTTGTCGTAGTCCGTATCCACTTTCTGCTGAATGTGTTCCAAGTTCTCGTTGTACTTTTTGTGCTTTTGTTTCAAAACCGTGAAACGGCGAATAATCCAACCGATGATAACGCACCAGTTTGCGATAAAGTACAGAATGTACGAACTCCAAAACTCTGCGTCCTTGAATATCGCCCAACTCCATGTTGCGGTCAAGAACTTGTCTAAACCGATCATGGCAAGTGCGAACAGTTGCATGATGATAAGCAGTTTCAAATCCCATAAAAACTTCAAGAATATTTTGAAACCGCCGTCCGCCTTTTCTTTTACTTTGCCCAACTGCCTTAAAGCGTTCAAATTGGGTGTTTTCGGCTCTTTCTCATTCTCTTTTAATCTATCATCAATATATCCTTCGGGGTTTTCCATGTTTTAGTGTTCCTTTCTTGGGGAAACTAACTTACTTTTGCGGTGCTTTTTGGTTCTTCAAAACTCATTTCAAACGTAATCATAGCCAAGTCAAGGAACGGTTCAAGGTAGCCCATATCGTAGGTGGAAACGACCGTTTTGGTGTTGGCGTTGATGTTTTCGTGAATGTGCGAACGGATTTTCTTGATGTAGGAATCAATGTAGGCGATATTTTCCTTGTGGCTCTTGATTTCTCTTTCTCGCTTGCCGATTTCCCGGTCGTAGTATTCCATTCTCTTTTCGATTTGCTCTTTCAAGTTGTTCATCTGCATATTGCTGATAACGGTGTCAAGTTCCTTGAACAGAATGAAGTCGGGGTACATAATTTTCAGTTCCGATTCCAACTTGTCAATAGGCATTTGGTCTTTGCCTTTCAACTGCGAAATGGACGCAATTACACCCTCGATGGCTTGGGCTTGATTCGGCGTTGCGCCGACAAACGTTACTGTGTAGTTCTCTGTTTTACTCATTGGTTTTCTCCTTGGGGGTTACCCATTTTAAAATGGTAGCGGTTCTTCTTCTTCATCGGCGGGTTTTTCTTCGCCTTTTTCAGTTGGTTTTTCCGTTTCGGTTTCTTGCTTTGGCGAGTTGGCGTAAATCAACTTCACGTTGTCCGATACGAAAAGCGTGTTTGTTTTCATTTGCCCTTTATCGTCTTTCTGTTGGTAAGTTGACACTTGACCGGAAAACTCGATATACATACCTTTTTTACCGTTTTTCGCAAGGTAGTCCACTGTTGCGCCGAACGACTGGCAAGGAATGAAGTGGACTTTGTCTTTGTTGAAGTTGTCTTGTACGGCGATAGTGTAGAACGAATAGACGGTCTTTTTCTCGTTTGTCATGGTGCGTTTCTCAACATCACGAACTAATCTCCCTGTAAAGTTGCAAACGTTCATCTATTTCGCCTTTGCCTTTCTCAACGCTTTTAGATTTCTGCGGATAGTCAACATTTCTTGTTTCAGTTGCAAAACTTCGTTCCGTTCGGGAATCGTCATGGCGTAGGTCTTGATAAGTTCGTTCAATGTTTTTGCGGTTGGAAAGGCAAGCCCTTTCTCGATGTTGCGAAGTGTTGAAGTGCTTTGCCCCAATTCTTTGGTTACGATGAACGGGTTTTTAATCCCGTTCTCCTGTCTAATTTTCAGCAATAACGCCGACATTTTCTGTTGTGTCTGCTCTTGCTGTTGCAACAATAGTTGTTCTGTCATTTTTGTTCTGCCCCTTTTCTTGTTTCGGTGATGAAGTTCTGCGGAATGGTGATGGTGTCTTGCGCTTGGCGGTTCGTGATGTATTTCAAGAATCGCGTAGCGTTGGCATAACCAAGTAAGCAGTTGTCGTAAAAGACGGCTTTCAAATGCTCTTTAATAGCGTCTTGCTTGTTTTTGTACTGCTTGTAAATGTCTGCGATGTCCTTGCTAATTCTTTCAAAACTGCAATAACTATGCACTTGTTTGTAGTATGCAAGGTAGAAACCAAGTTCAAAGTCGTAGGGGTCGCCGTCTTGCAAAACCGCTTTGGTGGTTTTTTTTGGGTTTGAATCTCCCCAAACAAGGATAATTTCCCTTTGTGTATCGGACTTTTTAATGCTGATAAACTGCGGAATTAGGAAGTGCTTGGGCGGTTTGCAATTTAAATTATAGCATTTTCCAAATATAAGTTGCATTGCATATTCTTTCACATAATTGTTTAATTCTTCTTTTTTTCTCTCATCAATTTTATCCATTTTCTTCTCCTTTTTGGATAAGTGCGTTTTTGATCTGTTCGTCAAGGAACTCTTTTGTTGCGAGTACGAAGTTGCGGTACGGTTTCATAACCGTTGCAAGTCGCTCGGTGTTAAACTTTTCTTCTTTGGTGTCGTAGTTGCGCCAAAACACTCTTGCGTATAACTTCTGATACTGAACATAAATAATTTTTTCATCAAATTCTTTGTTTGTAAAAACTATATCACTTTTTACAGTTACACACCCACGGTACGAAAACGGTATATACATGTGTCGAGTTGCGTTTCCACTTGCGTCTAAAATATTCCAATGTAGGTTTCGGGCAACCATCAAGGTTTCCAAATCATCTACTCGGTCATTTCGTAGCCAAAACTGAATGGTTCGTGCGTAGGTAATCCCAACATCTTCGTCAACTCTCACGTTGTAAGTGATACAAACTGTTGGGTTAGACAAATCGTTTGCAAAAATGCTAATGGTTCTTCTTTCCATAGTAGGCACAACCCCTTTCCAATGGGTAAGGCAAGTTCAACTGTTCTATCATACGTTTGTTCCGGCTTGACTTGTTCTTGTTGTCGCTTTCAAGCGTGTAAGGTTCGAGCAAACTTATATTTTTGGTGCTGTACGCCGTTTTTAAGGCGTTTGACACCGTTTTAATCAAGAATGGTATATTTATACTCTTTTGCGTGAAAGTCTGTATAATCGGCAATATTGCGCTTTTGAGTGGCGGTTTCAAGTACGCCACCACTTTATCGGTAATATACCCAAACTCGATTTCTTCCACGATGATTATTCCGACAATTTGCTTGTTCTTCGTGTCGTAAACTGTTATTACTTTCTCCGTCATATTCGTTTCTACCCCCGACCAACTTGAAGACGATTCCAAACCACGCCCTCGCCCAAAATTATTGCGTTTGCGATTTTATCATCTGTAATGCTTTTGTCGTACTCCCTTGCGATTTTGATTTTTGATAGTTTGCTTGGTTGTTTCAAGTTGATAATGCGCTTTTCCCAACCGTCTGTTTTGAACTCGTTGTAAGTGATGTTCTTGTCGGAACAAAGTTTCCGCAAAACCGTCTTAACTTGCATAACGTGTTCCAAATCTCGTTTGAGCGTGGTGCGTAGGTCAAGCCAATGCGTTAGTACGCCGTTGGGGTTCGTTTCATCAAGCAACTTGCCTATCTTTTCCCAAATCTCGTTTAGGCGGTCGGTTTCGTTCTTTTGCGTGAAACGTACCGTTCCAAAACTGATAAGTTTTTTGCTCTCGTACTGAAAAAGTGCAAATGCTATGTAGTAAGGGTTTTTGTCTATTGCAAGAAACTTCATAACTATACATCTACTTTCTTTACCGTTTCCTTTGACAACTTTTCTAACTGCTTGACAATGCTTTTGATAATCGGATCGGCAAACTCGCCACTGTACCGCAGGTTTTCTTCTGTCTTTGCCAAATCAATGGTAATTTTCCCACTCACATTTTCAAGTACGGTTTTAATGTCTGTGTTCGGGAAAACTGTAAACATATCCGCTAAAACGATTTCTTTGGGCTTTATAACATCTTTTACGGCAACGCCGTCTATCTGTTCGCTTTCAAGCCCATAAACTTCGTATGCGTCAATAATCTGCGTTTCAAGGGTTCTTTGGTAGTTCTGCAACTTCCGTATTTCTTCGTTTACGGCTTTCAAACTCAAAGCCTTTTTCCTAACTTCTACCGATACGCTCGCGGTAAGGTCATTACTCATAGTTTCCACCTAAAACAATGTGTCGTTTTTTGACTTCGTTGTTTCTTCCAAAACGGTTGTTATTTTTGACAAATCATTTTTCAAATCGCAAATATTGATGTTTGTAACTATGTATTTCTTGTAATTGCAGTCAATTCCGATTTCAACCACTTGCCGTAATTCAAAACTTGGCTCTCCAAATTGCGATTCTTCTTCTATTGTTATTTTTGTTAGGTTCATTATTTCTCCTTTTTGGTTTTTAGGCGGTAGCCTTTTGTTGTGATGGTGCAGTCTTTCAAAATCTTGTTGAGAAACTGTACCGAAACGCTGTTTAGTGCTTGGGTTTTGCTGAACGATGGGCGAAGTCCGAGAATGTAAACATCTTCGTAGCATTTCTGCAACTTTTCGTAGTCTATCTTCTTCTCGACAACGTAAACAAGCGTTTCGTGTAGCCCGTTTTCAAGTTCGATGTCTTTCGTACCGTTTTCAAGCATTTCCCTAACCACTTCTTTTTTCAAGCGGTCAAGTTCAACGTACTTGTCGGTAATTTCTTCCTTGATTTTTTCGATACGTTTCAAGTTTTCGTTCAGCATTTTTTAAACTTCCTTTCAGAAAGGCAAGTCCGAATCTGTTACATCGTTTCCGGCAAGGCCTTGCAAGTAATCATTTTCGCTCTTTGTGAAGTAGGTACTTGCTATCGTGCAGTTTGCCTTAAACAGTTCGAGAGTTTGGTAGGAAACTTGTGTCAACTGTGGCATATTCAGTTCCGAAACCAAGTACTTAAACATTTCGATTTTAACATCTTTGAAACTGATTTGCACGTTTCCCCTATCTGCCATTCTGTCCTTGATTTCTTGTTCCTGTTCGGGGGTAAAGAACACATAAGCCATAAGGCACTTGTCGGTTTTTGACAAGTAGGAAAGGAACAAACCTTGATAAACTTCTTCTGGGTTTCCACGACTTCCTTTAATATTTTCGTAGTCTTTCATGCTCTTACTTTTGACTTCGGCAACTGCTCGATATTCGGCTGGTTGGGCTATCGCTATGTCTATCATACCACCAAACTTTTCGTTTTTAGAAAAATTGTCGTAGTTGATTTCTTCCTTTTTCCAAGTGGCGAGTACCAAGTCAACGCCTTTGCTTTCTTTGTAGTGCGCTTTTAGGTAGTCATAGGCCAACTTTTCAGCAAGGTTGTCCCGAACCAAGTAGTAGGGGTCAATTTGTTCTTTCTCGGTTAGCCCGAACCGTTCCAATGTGGCTTTGCCACTGCTTTCGTCCTTGTTGATACCAAGTAAGCAAGGGAACGCTCGGCTCGTTACTTTCCGCATTTTCTGTACGTTCACTGGTTCAAAACTGTAAGTAAACTTCTCCTTGTCGTAGGAAACTTTCACTTCTTTTTTTAGGATTAAATCGCCCATTTTTTCTCCTTCTATTCTTCGGGATAAATAAAGTCGCCAATGTAAACGTTCAAATCTCCGCTTTCATCAACAAACGGTTCAAATGCCGTTGGTGTTGTCGTTGTAACTGGTTCTGTGGGTTCGGTCTTTTTCTCGCAAGATACCAACAATACTGCAACCAAGCACAATGCAATTACAAACAATGATTTTTTCATATTTTCTCCTTTTTTATCGTTTTTAGATACTTTTTATAAAATCTTTCAAACTTACTATAACTATTTACTTTGTTGCTAATTTCTTCAAGCGTTATGAAACCAAACCACGTTTCTTCTCCGTTTTCAAACACAACATGAATTGTCATATCTTCTTGTTTCATAAAACGGGATTTTATTTTTGAATTATGGTATTTTTCAAACCAATTATCATATTGTTCTTTATTATTGGCATTTTCAACTATTTTAGACCAAGTTTTGTAATATTTTGTTCCTTTTAATGCTTCAAGATTTTTTGTTTCATTTTCTTTATGGAACATTGAAAACAATGTATCATCACTTATATTATCCGGCATTTGTTTTCTCCTTTTTTATATCATTTCGCCGTTTTTTTTGAACACATAAACTTTCGGCAAAACGTATTTGACGCCATCTCGTAAAACTGTTCTTGTGGCTCGGTTCTTCCGTAGCGCTTCTTCCACTTTCGCTTTGATTTCTTGCGGGTTTATTCTACCGCTTGCGGTCAAGTGGATAAGGAAGATTACGTTTGTCTTTGATAGGTCGAAACCGTTTTTGGTGTCTGTGCCTATCAAGGTTTTAATGGTGTTTTCAACCAACATATGCGAGTGCAACACTCGGTCGTAGTGCATTTCCTTTTGTCTGTCGCCTTTTTCTTGCGCTTCTTTCAGCGAAAAGATGATGTTTCGTGTCGTGTTGTTCGCTTCAATAAAAATGGTGTTAAACTGCCATTCAAACAGGTTAAATCTGATGTACTGTGTATCGGTTACGAAAAGGATAGTATGTGTACCCAAGTCGCACTGCGCCTTGATGATGTAGCCCAAGTTATACGTTTTTGAGCCATCATCGTTCTTGTGTTCAAGTTCAAACCCCAAAACTTCAATTCCGTCCGCTATGCGCTTGTTCTTGCCCGCTATCATCACGTTTGCGTTAGTCATTTTATCTGCCAAGCCGTAATGCTCGAAAACACTTTGCGGTGCGAAAACTGTTTTTCCGTACTCTATCATTTTGGGAAATGACAGGGAATGGTCGTGGTGTTCGTGGGTAATAAGCACTCCGTCAATGTCGTTCATACTTCTGCCGAAGTTCAGCAACTTTTTTGAAATCTCGTTGTAAGCAAAACCACATTCTATAAGCAAACGGTAAGGGGTTGGGTAGCCCTTGCGGTTTATCTCAACGTAGTATGCGTTGCCTTCGCTTGAACTACCCAAACTGATTACTCTACCAAGTGCGTTTCTCGGCTTAATCGTCCCAGTGGTCGGGGTCATTTTTATCACCATCACCAACTGTGGTTTCTTTTTCGGGTTCAATTACAATGGTTTCGTCTTTTAGTGGTTCTTCCAAAACTTGTTCCGGCTCTTTCTGTGTTTCTTGTACGGGTTCCACCACAACGTTTAATTTCGGGCGTACATCATCTTTTTTCTCTATGGTGTCTTTACCGCTTTCGGTTTCAAACTCTCCGTTTGCGCCTTCTATGCGCTGTTCGGGGGTAACCGGTTCAATAGCCAACTGCTTATCTTCAAAAGTCTTTTCGTAAAGTTCGCTGACGGCTTTATTGTTGAAGTCTTTCGGATATTTGCGAGTGGCGTGGTTTTTCAGTTTGCGCTCGATCATATTCGCCATTGAAATCGGGCTTGTGTAAGACGGGTTGAATAGTGGCGTAAAGTACTTCTTGCCACCGTATTCCTTTTCGATTTTGTAGTCAAGCCACTTGTCGGTTTCAAGAAGTTCGTACAAACTTAACTTGTTCAGTTCCCGAAGTAGTTTTTCGTCTGCGCCGTTTTGCTTTGCGTTGGCGAGCAAGGACTTTTTCACATCGTCAAGGTCGGAGTACTGAACATCAATTTCGCCGTTCTTTTTCTTGATAAGGTACACCGCTTTCATCGGCTTGTTGCTTTTGAACATTCTGCGGTACGTTGGCAAGACTACGTTCCACCCGTCAAAACTGCCAACGGTAAACTCGTCCCCATCGTAAACAATGTACGATTTCACGTCAACGACATCACGACCATACTTCTGCAAAATGACATCGTTTCCTGCACCTTCGATTCCGAACTCTATGGTCGGCGGTAAAGGTTTGTGGTTTGAATCATATGTTTTTCTAATCGTGTAGCAACATTCGTGCGGTACTGCGCTTGGGTTTAGGTTCAAAAACGCCGTCTGTTGCAGAACATCAACAACGTTGTCCACTAAGAAAGCGTCCCATGTGTAGTTCCCAACCATCAACGCCTTGTTAATCGCTCTAACTCCGTTTACCACGCACATCTTCTGATAATCTGTGAACTCGATTTGAACCGATTCCGAGAACTTTTTTAACTTCTCGATATACTGGTTCGATGTTACCAACATGGTGCTTGACTTCAAACTGTTATCGCTCATTTTCTGTAATCTCCTTTTTTTGTGTGTTTCTGTCTGTTTTGTAAAAATAACTTGCCTTTTTCTTTCTCAATGCCCTTTGGTACACAAACTTCTTGCGCCTTGCCTTTCGTTCCGCGTTGCGCTCTCGGTGCTTCTCGCACGATCGGTAGAACTTGTCGGTGATGGTCATTTTAGGTTCTCTTTCAATTTTGCAATATCTGCAAGCATTTTCCTTGAAGTCGGTTTGTAATCATACCAACCCCAACCATAGCCGTATCCATCATCGTCATCGTTAAAATATCTTTCCGCATAGATTGTTTTACCGTAAACGCTTATCCGTGTATTTACGCTGTAATACTTTCTGTAACAACCGCCATCTTCTTTAAAATCCAATTCTTTCAAAATTGTTGAATTTCTTTTCATTTCAGCACCTGCTACTCTTGATGATTTTTGTTAATTTACCTAAAACTTTCAAAAGTTCCATTTTGCAATAGAGAAAATCATATTCAACAACCGATTTCACTTGCTCAATGGTGTATTGCGTATCAAGTTCGTAAAACTCGTTGTACTGATGTTCGGCGGTTAAGGCGTAAAGTTTGCCCGTATTGAAATCGCTACCGAAGTTATCCGCCATGTATTTTTCGTAAGCCAACGGATATTTGCTTTGGAATGTCGGCAATTCCATTATTTCTTCGTAAAGGCCGTCTTCTTCAAACACGAAGTATTTCATTTCAGCACCCCTTCTTTTCTCAACTCGGCAATATCCGCGCAAATCTCGTCAAAAACAGATGAATGACACGAAAGGTTGAATGTTTTATCATCGTGTATCACTAAACGTCCATTTCCTCCGTATTTCCCATAACCATTTACCATGTCTACTACATCACACGATAACAAGTGAATTACTAACGGTTTAAACCCCATTCTTTCCAATACTTCGTTGCGGTCGGTCATTTCGGTTGCACTCTTCCTTTCTCGATGTAATGCTGTTCCACATCGCCTATTTTTTCAATGCCGAGTTTCGTTTTGCAAGTGTGGCATATTTGGAAATCTCGGCCAAAACGGTTTCTTCCACAGTAAAGGTTCCCTACTTCGCTTTCGGGCTTTCCACAGAAATCACAAGTATAATCGATCGGTTTTACTGGCTCATTGTTATTTGACGGTTTCGCTTCGTGGCACTCCGAAATATATGCGGTCATTTCGGTTGCTCCTTTTCTTCTTCAATGTGCAAATATGAACTCTGCACGAAATATCCTTCGGGGCAACCTAACCATTTCAATTTTGCTTCGGCTTGTTTTGATGTTTTGTAAACCCCTTCAATAGTTACACGCGGTTTCAAATTGCCGTTAGTGGCGTGATAGATAACCCAGCAACTCACTCTTTTTGTTTTCATTTTATTCACTCTCCCTTTGCTCTTTTAGGTACTCAATTAAAATCTGCAATTCGTTCAGCGCAACCATGTACTCGTAGTTGCCTTCGTTTTCGTAGTGTTCAACCGATTCTGCAAACTCTTGCAAGCGTTCATCTGTTAATGTGCCTTTTGCGTACTCGACAATGAGAAGGTCATACATAACGTTCAATGAAGCGGTGTCATCGGCGTAAATGGTGTTTTCAGGAAGAACGCAAACTTCTTGCCAAACACCATTTTTGCCGTAAATATATCCAGTAGTTTCGCAGTCTGTCGGTCTTGTATCTTCTTTTGAGGTAGTGCACCCGATTAAGCACCCCGTCAAGCAGAGTGCCATGATGATGAGTAGTAGGCGGTTCATAGTGCGGTTTCCGGCTTTCGTGTGTAAATTGTGAATAGTCCGAACAGTTTGATTTTTACCACTTTATGGTTTAGAAACACTTCATATTTCCCAAGTTTCCAAACACATTGATATTTTTTACCTTTTTGAAAATCTTGAATGAATGGTGTATCACTACGATCAAAGTAGTGTTTGTAAAATCTTATTTTGCTTGATAATTTTTCAAAAATGATAACAACAAACCAAAGCGGAATCATAATTACTCGTAATGCGCCAATTGTATATGACAACAGTTCTTCAACGGTTTTATAATCTTCTTTGGTTTTAACAAATTGTTTTGAAAGGAAAACAACTTTGATGAAAATTGAAACGATGTAAAGCGATAATGTGATTATTACATACCAATACCAATTCATTTCTTCTCTCCTTGTGGGGTTGCCACGGACTCTCTATCAATGATTTCGTTGTATTCGGTAATCCATTCCAATTTGATCGGGACTGTGCCATCATCTGCATAGCGTTTAATTGCTTCTGCGAGTTCCTTTTTGCGCTCTTCGGCATGCAGACCATATATTTGCTCTTCCCAAATAAATCTTGGTACAACTCCTAATGGGTTTTGATGATATGTTTTGTTCATTTTCTCACTTCCACTTTCTGCCAACTTTGCGGGGCTTTGGTAAGTTTCCATTGTTCTTGGCAAGTAACTTCATTGATACTTCCATCTTGGTTGCAATCAAAGATTTGGTGCGGGCAAACGTTTTTATGATACCCTTTGCAATTTCCATCATCGAAATAACGGCAAGGCGTTACGAAGTCCGACAGTTCCATCGGCTTGTCGAAACCTTCAAGGTTCGTGATGTGAAGGGAATAACCAATGGCTTTATCTATTCTTTTCATGTTCGGAGAACTAATATCTGCACAAAGATATTTTGCAAGTTCAAGTGAACTTAAACACGATTCCTTGCAAACTTTTTCTTCATCAAAACAGCAGTTTATAGCAAACAAATCTCCGTCTATATAATTGCCAATATCATAGTCTTCTTTTTGTTCTTCAACGATTTCATAACTTAATTTATCCACTTCTTCCACAAGGAACTTGCAGACGACTTTGCCATTAAACGCTTTATCAAAAATGTTATGAGAACGGTCATCAAGATAGCATTTGCAGGTATAATGTTTTGGTGCTTGCCATAGATACGGTTTCCCCTTTGTGCAGTACCCATACGCGATAAACGGTGGTTTAGGGGCGTGTAAACGGATTTCTTCGGTCTTTTCACCATTCAGTATCTTTGCGAGCCACTGTGGGCGAATTGAAAATAGGTAAGATTTTAGATTTTCGGTCATTTTAGTTCACCAGCAAGTTTCTTAATTTCGGCAATCGCTTCTTTGTGCGTGATATAACCGTCAATGAATTTTGATCCGTCATATTGCTGGCGCAAAACCATTTCGTTGCCATCTGTGTCAAATGAAAACTTTATATAGGGTTCGTAGCAATCCACAACTGGGTTTTCTTGGAACGTGATAATCGGCTTTTTCATTTCATTTCCCCCCTAAAAGGTCGGTAAGAAAGTTGATGATTAGATCGTGTAATACGGCTCCATCTGCATCAAAATATTTGTTGTCGATAGCCAGATGTTCCTGAAACATTTCAAGATAGCTTTCCGCCCTTTTGCGGAAGTCTTGGGCGGTTGAGAGGGCGGTTTCAATGAGGGCGAGGGCGTTAGCGTGTTGATTGATTTTCGCCATAGCCTTTTCAGATGTAAAAATATTGTCTCTGTGCATTTGGTCTACAAACATATCCGCGTCATTTTTCAACAGTTCTAATGCCTTTTTCAGTTCTTCTTTCATTATCTTTCTCCTTTGATTTCGATAGTTTTGTTGCATTTTTGACACGTTTTGAACCACTTTCCGTTATACGCTCGGTATCGCTCCCAGCGGTGATGATGAAACAAAAGCAATAGTAATTTAATCATCTTCCCACTCCCCTTTTAGTCAAGTTCCATACTTGTTTGATGTTGCAGTTTTCGTTCA